CGACAAGCTGTCCGTGGTGTCCATGCTGAACAACACCCTGGATGACTTCGTGGCCGGCCTGCTGCCCCTGCAAACGTGGCGCATCTCGCCGCGTGGCGCGCTGGTCGAGATCACCGAGGAGTGAGCCATGCGCAAGATCATCGGCTCCCTGCTCGCGGTCCCCATGCCGCTCGCAATCGGCTTCGCCAGCGCGAACGCCGGCACCATCGGCTCCCTCACTGGCTGCGCGCTGTTCGCCGGCTCGCTGGTGGCTGGCCTCACGATTCTCTGCAAGGAGTGAACACCATGGCACGCCCGCCCACCATCAAGAAGGGTCCCGCCTCGCAGTACGCGACCGGCGACGAGACCATCGTGGAAATCTTCTCCAGCACCACCAAGACCGGCTGCCTGCTGGCCGTGCGCGTGGCCTACAAGGACGGCGAGCCCTACCTGCTGCTCGAACCCTACCGGGCCGACGATGGCGTGTTCGTGCGCATGCACGGCAACGACGTACAGGTGAACAAGTGATGCGCCGCTACATCATCGTGCTCGCCCTGGCCATGCTGGCCAGCACCAGCCAGCCGGCCGAAGCACCGGCTCCCCTCACCGTGGCCAACTGCAGCACCGACAGCGAGTGCGAGAACGGCCCCGACACCGACACATCCATTGGAGACTGACATGAGCTACACCGCACCCGACCTTGCAGACGACGCCGCCTCGCTGGTGGAACGCATGGGCTACAGCATCGAGGAGGGCAGCGAGGGCTACCGCGCCTTCCGCAGTGACGCCCCTGCTGGCCTGCGCTACATCGCCGAGTGGCGCTCCGACTGGAACGGCGCCGTCATGGATGCGCTGGAGCACATGGGCGCGCGGCTGTCGCGGGCCGCAGCGCCCGAGCCCGAGCCCGAGCCCGAGCCTGCACCCGCAGAGACCGACGAGCAGCGCCTGGAGCGCGTGTTCCAGGAGGCCATCGCCAAGTCGAACGAGGGCAACGTCACCGACCTGTGCAACGCGATCCGCGCCGGCTACGACGCCGGGCACGCCGGGCTCGACGATGACATGGTGCCCCTCATGATCGAACTGGGCGACCAAGCCGAGGCCATCGTCACGCTGGCCCAGGCCGCGAACGACATGCTCGACGCCCTCAACAGCAACACCGCCCCCTACGTGATGCACGAGAAGTGCGACCAGCTGCGCGAGGCGCTGCGCTACTTCGTCCGACCCCAGCAACAAACCTCTTGACCCGCACGCATTGCGTGCCTCACAATCGAACCAAGCCGGCGCCTCGGCGGCACGACACGGGGCAGAGAAGGAGAGAGAACATGCAGACCATCACCACCAAGCCCGACGCCAGCGAGATCACTGCGCACAAGGGCGGCGGCTTCACCATCAACGGCCGCGACGGCATGCACTACTTCCGCGCGCTCAACGTGCGCATGGGCCTGTCGCTGTGGATCAAGAGCGGCATCCGCCTCACGCGCGCGGTCGGCCCGACGCAGCTGCTCGCGCTGGCCAGCGAGTACACGGGCAAGCAGTACAAGCGCAACCAGCACCAGCAGGCGATGGAGGACCTGCAAGTGTGGATCGACACCATGAAAGCGGCGCTGCCGTTCACCGACGAGCGCGACGAGTAGGCCAGTCCCAACCGCCATGCACCGCGCGCCGGTGCATGCCAGTTGCGACGCAACACCGGGCGCCTCGCGGGAACGGGGCAGGAGATAGACATGGGAACACCCCAATGGGCGCTTGAGGCCAAGCTGGCCGTCGAGGAACTGCACGGCAAGCTGCAGGCCGAGCGCGACAAGACGCGCGAACTGCAGAACCGCATCCTGCGCGCCATGAGCCTGGAGGCCGAGTTCGAGCTCAACGAGAACTACGCGCTCGAACTGCGCGACATGACCGAGGCCATGGGCGTGCACCTGTCGAACGACAGCTGGACGACCGCGCGCCTGGACGCGCACCCGCTCGCGCTCGGCACGCTGATCCTCTCGGCCGAAGGGGAGAGCGACGAGGAGGAGATCGAGGTAGAGGTGGAGGACGGGCCGGACTACAGCGACTCACGCGAGCGCTTCACCGGCTCCATGGCCGTCGGCCAGATCATCAGCGTTGACAACTACGTCGAGCAGGGCTGGAGCTACGGCGTGGTGTTCGGCAACGGCACCTGGGTGCACATCGACGAGGCCGAACTGGCCGACCCCGATGCGTACCTCATCGCCAACGCGGTGTTTTGAGGAGAGCGACATGGCCGAGCACATCAATCTGTACGCGCGCCGCACGCACCGCTACCGCGACGGCTGGCGCCACCTGGACAAGCACGAATTCATCGGCGTGGTGCGCGCCACCGATGCGGTTCTCGTCGAGGAGGCGAAAGACTACGACGAGGCGGGCGTCTACAAGCGCCTCGTCACCATCCCGCGCGGCATGGACCCCAAGGCCGCGCACCGCGCGCTGTACGACGCATTCAGCGGCGGCGGCTGCCAACACGAGTACGACTGCTGCGGCTGCCTGCACTGGTCCTCCACCATCAAGCAGACCAAGCGGCGCGAGTTCAGCGTGCGCACCAGCTACTACCGCAACTACTGAGGAGCGCGCGATGACATGGCACCTGTTCTACATCGAGGCCGAGGTGAACCATGATCCGCTCGACTCCACCATCAAGGCCTGGATCGTGAGCGGCGAGTCCGACAGCCAGGGCAAGGCCGAGGAACTGGTTCGCGCCGAGATCACCGACAACCTGCCCGGCGTGCCGGACGAGCCCCCCGACGAAGTGACCGCCGCGTTCGCCTCCGACGAGTGGGACGAGCCGCACGTCACCTGCTGCAAGTACCTGGGCGTGATCGACCGCGACGTGTTCCAAGAGATTGGGGAGATCGCGCTGTGAAGCTCTACTGCGTCCGCTTCTACGACGCCCAGCGTGGGCAGCTGCTGTCCTGGCACGCCAGCAAGAGCGAAGCCGAGCGCACGCTGCGCCTGCTGCAGGCCACTGCGCGCGAGAACGGCAATGGCAGCGTCGGCCCCGATGAAGTCGAGCCGATGGACATACCAACCGACCGGGCCGGACTGCTGTCCTGGCTCAATCTCAACTTCGACACCAGCAACGGATGAACCCCATGACCAAGCAACGCACCCTCCGACTCGTCAAGCCCAAGGCCAAGACGCTCAAGCGCCCGCTGCAGGTCCGCTACTACAAGCAGGCGGACACCATGCCCGACTACCCCGACAGCTGGGGGTCGCCCGCCAGCGAGATCGGCGTGATTCGTGGCGCAATGGTCCTGCTGATGATGGGCAAGTACGCACTGGCCCGCGTCTACGACACCAAGACCGGCCGCATGAAGATGGCGCTGCACGCCCGCGAAGGGAAGTTCCCCGATGTCCGCTACGGTGGGCAACGCCTGGGCACGCTGACCGCCAGCGGCAAGATCAAGTACGGCACCTGACACCAAGGAGCGCCCCATGAACACGCTCGAAAACAGCCCGACGCCGTTCCAGCTGATCGCCCACCAGATCCGCGAGTTCGCGGCTGGCCAGGACGTGGACGTGCACCTGTGCAGCGGCCACAGCCTGCGCGGCAAGGTGGGGCGCCAGTCCTTCCAGAACGTGCTCACGCTGGAGTGGGACAGCGGCAGCCACACGCTGCACACCCTCATCCACGCGCACAGCATCGTGGCCATCACCGCCGTCCACGCGGTGGTGGACGATGCCGAACTGCTGTCGGCCGACCTGGAAGACGTCAAGGCAGCGCGCGACGCGGGCTACACCGTGGTGCCCTTCGGCGACGTGTGGGCGTGGTGGCAGAAAAAGCCAGGATGGACCGACGCGCGCGCCAGCGCAGGCTACTTCGAGACCCCGGCCGAAGCCTGGACGGGCGCCGTGAAAGACAACAAGGAGAACCCGTGAGCAACCACCCCAACCGCCGCGCCCGCCCGCCGGGCTGCGACCCTAAACCGGGCGAGACCCCGCTGCCCGCGCAGATCAAGGAGCGCCGCGAGCGCCTGGGCCTCACGCAGGCCGAGGCCGGCGCCACCATCTACGCCAGCTGGCGCACGTTCCAAGACTGGGAGCGCGGCGAGCGCCGCATGTCCCCCGCGTCCTGGGAGCTTTTCTGCATCAAGACGGCCGACATGGCGAGGAGGGCGGCATGAAGCTCGCAGCAACCCTCCTCATCGTCGCCGCCGCCTGCATCGCAGCGGTGGCCACGGCCAACGCGCTGCGCGGGCCCGAGCCGTGCGAGCCCTCAAGCGACCCGCTGCACGAACTGCGGTTCGGGCCAGGGCAGACCGAGTGCGAGGCGCCGCAATGAACGACGCACAGCGCGCCCGCATCGAGCAGATCGTCGACTACCTCAAGGCCACGCAGACCGCGCTCAGATCGATTCAGCTGGCGCTCGGCATCACCGCCGAGGAGGAGGACGAGAAGATTGCTCGCCTGGAATGGCACGACGGCCTCAAGTCCACCGACCGCTACCAAGTCATGGTGGAGGCGAGCAACGACCTTTGCGCGATGAGCGATGCGGTCCGGGCCGCACGCGCCAAGCTGCGCGAGGCCGTCGCCCTGTACGAATCGTGGCCTGTCGCCAAGGAGAAAGCCGCATGAGCCAGCTGCCCCACTACACCGTCAAGGCCGACCGCGAGACCGGCCAGTGGCTGTCCGAGCCCGCGGCCAGCGGCAAGACCGTATCGAGCGACGAATGGGCCGCCAAGCCCGACATCGAGACCGAGGTCTACGTCACCTACGAGCACGACTTGACCGACACGCGCCACGGCATCGACGACCGCTGGCCCAAGGTCGAGTGGCGCGCCCTCACCCTGCAGTGGGTGCCGTCGCGCGGGGTCTGGTTCGAGGGCCGCATCATCGACTACGACGCGGCCGTCATGGGCATGGACGACGAACTGCGCGAGCAGCTGCACAGCAGCCGCGACTGGCCGGACGAGGAGGAGCCGAATCAGGCTTTCTTCGACGCCTACCTCCAGGCGCACAAGGCGAAGTTCGGCGAGGAGTTCGAGCTATGAACGACGCAGACCGAAAGGGAGAAGTCCTCGCGGCGCGCCTCATCCTGGTCGCCGTGGCCGTCGTCGCCGCCGGCATGGCCCTGGGCGCGCTCGTCGCGCTGCTCACGTAGGCACAGGCACCCCAGGCGGCCACAGGGCGCGCCTGACAAGCTCGGCGAGGGTCTTGCGCCTGGCGGCTTCGTGCAGCGCCAGGCGCTCCTCGTAATCGAGCACCGAGCCCTGGTCGATTGCGTGGTGGCACACCGCGCACAAGCTGGCCGCGCGCTCGTCCGATGCCTTGATCCCCATGCCCTTGCCGTCGGCGCCCGTGTTCGGGTGCGCTCCACACACCGTGCCGTCGTCGCGCCCGCAGTGCTGGCAGGGGAGGAGCCGGTAGGCACGCATCAGCGCCTCAGATCGCACGTAGGAGCGCTTGGGGCGCGCCTCCAGGGCGGCGGCGGCCACCATCACCGCGCGCGGCGCGTCAGCGGGCCGGGCCGTGAGCGGTGGCATTCTGGATTCATGAATCGAGAACGTATGCGCCGGCTTAATCGCCGAGCGGCGCATCGGCGTGCGCCGCATCGGCGCCGAGCGCTTCACCGCCGGAACGCCTTGATGATCGCGGCCACACCCTCCAGGACGCACTCGACCAGGATCAAGGTGCCGGCGAACGTCCAGAAGGACGAGAACACCACCTCCAGCGCGGCGCTCATGCCGGCACCGCCGCCATGGCCGCCACCTCGATGGTGACGGACCACAGCTTGTCGCGCAGCTGGTCGTACTCCCATTGCACGCGCGGGTCCTTGTCGTCGACGCCGAGCCACACCGCGACTTGATCGCGCACCGCCTTCAGCGACATGGTGAGGTTGTCGTCGTCCAGGCCGGAGGACGGCGCGCGGCGCATCAGCGTGACCACCACCGGCAGGGCGGGGCGCGGCTTGTCCAGCAGCACCCATGCAACGGTCGTGCGCTCCTTCTTCACGCGGCGCGCACGAACCATGTGGTGTTCGCGGTTGTTCCCGCCCGGACTGGTGCGCAACGGCACCTGGAAATGTGTACGACTTGACATAATGATTCTTAGCGCGGCGGGTCCTGCGCGTCGGTTTCGGCCTGCTCGGCGCGCAGCGCGTCGATGGCGTACTGGGGAACCGAGCGCCCCTCGGCGCGCAGTTCCTCCAGTCGGTCGGCGCACTCGCCGGGGCTGCCGCACCGGAAGTCGCCGCCGCCGGTTACGAAGATCTGCCACCAGCCCAGGCAGTGCTCGAACACGTAGACGTCGCAGCCGCCGCCGAATCGTGCGTAGCTCATTCCTGGGCCCCGCGCTTCAACGCCGCGATGCCCACCGCCACGCAGGCGCGGCAGGCAAGCAGCCGGCCCTCGACGTGGCCGTTCTCCGCGGCGTGATCCAGGCTCTCCATGGCGAACGCATTGCCCAGCACCTTGCCGCACCACGCCGTGCGCGGCTGGCCAGGACGCGGGCGCTGGATGCACTCGACCCACTCGGGGCGCGCGCTCATTTCGCCATCCTCCCCAGGCGGTTCTGGATCGGCTGCTCGAACGTCAGGCCGGCCGGGGTGCTCGGCTTGGGCTTGGGCTTGGCGACCGGCGGCGGCTCGTCGAAGCGCAGCACGCCCTCGATCAGCACCTCGTCGTACTGGTCCATGTCGACGTCGGGCCCGACGAACAGCGTGCAGCCAGCGGGCACGAACAGGCTGCGCCGGGTCGGCTTGGCCGGCAGGTCCGGCATGGCCTCGATGGTGCCGCAGAGGTCGGGATCGATCTTGATTCGTTCGCGCTGGGCGGCGGTCGCCTCGTACTGCTCCTTGTACCAGCGGTCGCGCTCTGCCTCCATCTTGAGCCGCACCTCGGTGGCCGTCTTGTTCGTCGAAGACGAGTCGACCAAAACGGCGGCGCACTCATCTTTGACGCCGAGGTCGTAATGCGTTGTGCAGCCCGTGATCTCGCCGTCGGAGTCATTGCCGCGCGGGACGTGCGGGAACCACATCCGGCCGTCGCTGTACTCGCCATAGCCCATGCTGGGCATGTGGAAGTGGTGCGGGTAGCGGCGGATGATCGGCGTGGCCATGAACGGGTGGCCGGCAGGCAGGTCGCACGCCATCAGCGTGCCGCCGTACGGGTCGCCAAGCTGCACCGCGGCGACAGCCTGCACGCGCTCCAGCGGGGTCCAGTCGACGATGCCGTCCGCGATGCCGGCCCCGCCCTCCCCGTCGCCGTAGACCATCAGGATGCGGCGCCGCGTGAATTCCTCGCGCTCGCTGTCGTGCGGGTAGCGGTAGCCGTGGTAGATGATCGCGGCTGCGAGGTCTTCGTGAAACACGATGTGGGTGTTCATGGCTCTCTCCCGTTCGTCATTGAAAGGCAGTTTCAGCCGAGGTCAACCCCGGCCTCGGAGGCGATCCAGCGCTTGCGAAAGCAGCGCTGGAAGTTGTCGGCCGCGTCCGCGCTGTGATCCAGGTCCGCGCGCGAGAGCACGCCGCACACCTTGCGGATGACGTGCGCCGCGGCCGCGACCGGATCGCCATCGCAGTCGAGCATCGCCTTGCCCCACTGCGTGGGGAAGAAGGCCTCGACCTGGCGGTGGAATGCCTTGTTGGCGCACATGATCCCGGCCTCCTTGGCCAGGCGCCCTCCCCTCGGCCTGGCCACCGGCGCCGGCTCGACCGGCTGCTCGTCGGCGCCGATCTCCACCAGCACCATCATGAAACGCTTGCCGTCCTGGCCGATGAAGTGCTCGAGCAGGTCGCGGTCGGGCAGGCGGAACGTGACGCGCGCGCCGTTGCGGCTGCTGTCGCTGTACGCGACGAACTGCACCTCCTCCTGGTAGGTGGGCTTGGTCATTGCGTTCCCCCGTAGACCATCACGCCGGGCGCGGCATTGCCATGAAGCGCCTGCTCGGTATGGCGGCGCACCTTCTCGCGCGCGGCCTCGAATTCGCCCAGGCTGCAGTGGTCCAGCTGGATCACATGCCGTGCGATGGCCGCGTCGAGCGCGGCAATCTCCGCGGAGCGCATCGTCCAGCTGCCGCCCGCCGTGCAGCGCTTGGCCACCTCGCCCAGCGCGTCGTGGCCGGCGTCGATGAGGCCCACGCTCTCGACGTCCGAGCAGATGCCGGCCGCGGCAAGCCACGTGGCCGTGTTGATGCAGTCGGCCAGCGCCTTCCAGTGCCCGCGCGGGTCCTCGCCGCGCACGAAGCAGTCCCGCGCGTTGTGCGCGATCGCCTTGAGGTTGTCGCGGTCGACGGGCTCGATGAGCGCGGCGCGCTGTCGGGCGCGCTCGTGGGCGTTGAAGTAGACCGGCTTGGGCCGGTAGCTGCTGCGCTTTCTCATGCCATCCTCCCGAGGTCGAACACCGAGGCTACCGGGCGCGAGGGGGCCAGCACCTCCTGGCCGGGCGCCCAGCGGCGGCCCAGCGCGATGTTCTTGGCCGACATGGGGGTCAGGCCGTAGCGCGGGCCAAGCACGCAGTAGATGTTGCGCACCTGTCCGGCCGCGCGCATCGCCTCGCGGTCGGCGCGCAGCTGCTGCACCGTCTCGGGCGTCATGTGCGAGTTGAGCCGGCCGGCGCGCATCGCAGCGCGCACGCGCACCGCGGTGCTCGTGGTGCCGCGCTCGTTCCACAGGTGCGTGGCACTGCTGCGCGACATCGCCGTGCAGCAGTGCGGGTGCACGCACAGGGGCCGGCCGCACTCGGCCACCGTCAGCCACTTCTTCGGGATCGGCTGCGAGCGCATCGCCTGCGCCACCCAGGGCCGCACGTTCGACCAGCGCCCGCCCTTGCCGTCATCACCCTTGCCGAGATAGGCGCGCGGAACGTCGCACATCGCGCTGCCCGTCCACAGCCAGCACTCGCCCAGCTTGTTGTCCTCGTCGTCGACGTAGGTCACGACCTCGACGCGCGGCAGCAGGAAGTCCAGCACCGCCTGCGGGATCGGGATGCGCTTCTTGCCGCGCTTGCGCTGCAGCGTGTTGTAGGCGCGCTGCGTCACCGCTTCGTCTTGCGTCAAAGTAACTTGCTTGCGATTAGCTTGTGTCATCGAGATCCCCTCCCGTTGTCAGAAATACACTGTGACTTGCGTTTAACGCTGCTCTCTTTGCGTTTGACCCGGTTTGGTGGGAAGGCCCCGCCCTCCTTGCATAGCAAGGCGTGACCTTCACGAGTACCCGTATTCGGAGCCGCTCGACCCGCCAGCCGTTCAACGTTGCGGCGCTAGCTTCGCCACCGCTTTCCCCTGCCTCCACGTTTGTCCTCACAGTAGGGGTTCGTGTCATCCTGCGCTGCTGCCGTTGCGCGACCACAGGCGACATCGAGGTCGCTTCAAGGCGGCATGACGAGCCTCGCCTTGGCCAGCACCTGGCGCTCGATGCGCCGTGCACCGCCCTCGCCCCACTCCTTGAGCGCGTCGGCCCAATCCGTGCCCTCGATGCCCTCGGGAGCGGCCACGCCGGCCCCAGTGGCCTCGGAGACCTTGCTGGCGAACTGCATGCCGGGGTTGAACCCGCGGCGCTCCAGCGTGCCCAGATCGTTGTCGGCACACACCACGGTCGAGCCGAGCAGCTGCCCGACCTTGCGCAGCTGCTCGGCCACGGCAAGCAGGTTGCCGGCGTCGAAGCACACGACGACGCGCGCCATGCGCACCGACTGGTAGATCGCAAGGCCGGTCGCCAAGCCCTCCACCAGTGCCGTGACAGCGTAGCGGGGGCGATCGAGAACGCAACACGTCCCCTTCTTCGGCGCGCCCTTGCGGAACAGCTTCTCGCCGTCGAGCGTGATCGTCTGCACGTTGAGCAGCGACACGCCGCGCTCGCCGTGCCAGAGCATCGGCACCAGCAGCAGGCCGTCGCGCGTGCGCAGCGTGGCGCAGCCCTCGGGGGTGAGCCCCTTGTCTGCGATGTACTTGTGGGGCCGCGAGAGCGGGCTGGCGTCGCTCCAGAAGCGCCGGGCGCCCTGGATGGCGTTGAGGGTGTCCTCGCGCTCCTGCGCGCGCCGTGCGGTGGCCTCGCGCTGGATGCGCTCCATCTTGGCCGGGTCGAACTTCGCGGTCTCGTCCTTCCAGGTGCCCAGCACCTCGCCGGAACCGCAGGACCAGTCGCCCCAGTGGCCGCGGGCGTCCGGGTGCAGCACGTACCAGCCGTTGTCGCTGCGCGGCTTCTCCGCGGTGCCGCAGCGGCGGATCACGCCGTCGGCCACGATGGCCTTGGGCAGCAGGCCGGCCGAGCGCAGGGCGTCCTCGAACCTCATGCCCCTGCCCTCCCCGCCTCATGCTTGGCAGCAGCGCCGCGCTTGTAGGCGAACTTGATCTGCGCGGCGCGGATCTTCTCGTAGACGGCGTTGGTGATCGGCTTCGACTCGGTGCGGTCGAAGTCGGTCGTGGGCCACGTCTTGGTGATGTCCTTGTAGAGCGCCAGCGCCATCTTCTTCGCCGCCGCCTCGTCACCGGGCCGGCGCGCGCGGGCGTGGGCGCAGACTTGCGGCCACAGGTCGCGCGACAGCTGCGCGCGGTTGCCGCTGGCGATGAGCTCGGTCAGCGTGCCGACCTTGTGCTCGACCTTGGCGGTGGCCTTCGGGTAGACGTGGCCGCAGTTGGGGCACGTCGGGCGGAACTTGTGCAGGTGGCCGCAGGACGGGCACTTGACCGGCTGCGCTTCTTCGTTGGGCTTGATCTTGGGCTCGGCCTTCTTCTTGCCGTCGTCCAATTCACTCCAGCCGTTCGCAAAGAAATACTGCCACTTGTCCCAAAAGCGGGCGCAATTGCCACTGTGATCCAGCACGAGACAATTTTGTTTCTCGGTTTCGGGAGCGATGCGCAATCCGCGGCCGAACAGCTGAATGAATTCGGCGAGCGAATTGCGAAGCGGCCGGGCCATGATGACGCAGCCCAGGTCGGGCTTGTCGAAGCCCTTGGACGCCGCGGAGACCGTCACCAGCCCGCGGATCGTGGTGTCGGGCTTGATGAACTCCTCGAGCGTCTCGTCGCGCTCCTCGTCGCCGTCGCGGTACGTGTAGCTGACGGCGTTGATGCCGGCGGCCTGGAACTGGCGCACCAGCTCCTCGACGTGATCGGTGTTGACGGCCGAGCAGATGAAGGTGCGGCCCTCGCCGTGCGTCAGGTACTCCTGCACGACATCGCCGACCACCTCCAGCGCGGCCGAGGCGGCGCCCGCCTCCTGCCACTCGCCGGCGACCACCGGCACGCCGTGCATGTCGGGCTCGACGCAGGAGAAGATCCGGTAGGGGACCAGCCAGCCCTGCTCGATCAGCTTGTCCGTCGTGGTGACGTTGATGATCGCGTCGTAATGCTTGCCCAGTCCCTTCGTGAACGGGGTCGCGGTGAGGCCGATGAAGACCTCGCCCTTGCCGTCCTTGGCGGTGGCCAGCATGCCGGTCGTGAACTTGTCGAGGGTGTGCGCCTCGTCGACGATGTTCAGGTTCGACGGGCCCATGCCCTTGCGCCGGCGCAGCGTGTGCACCGAGCACACCTGGGCGCGGTGGTGGGGCCGGTGGCGCCAGTGGCTGGCCTGGATCACGCCATGGTCGACGCCGGCCTTGTCGAAGGCCTTGGACGTCTGGTTGATGAGCGAGGTGCGGTCGACGATGAATTTCGCCGTGCGGTCCTTGTTGACGCACTCGTGGATCAGGTGAGTGCCGATCACGGTCTTGCCGCTGCCCGTGGGCGCGCAGATGAGCACGCGCCGGCGCCCGTTGCGGATGTGGTCGCGGGCTTGCTGGACGGCGTCCAGCTGGTAGTCACGAAGCTCCGGGGCGCCCATGGCGGTCAGGCGTTGGCCTTGAGGGCCTTGACGGCGGCGACCAGCTTGTTGGGCAGCGGCTCGTCGAGCAGGTCGCCCAGCGCGCGCAGGATGTTGGCCTGCTTCTTCAGTTCGCCCTCGCGCTCGGCGACGGCCTGCTGCAGTTCGCCGGAGCGGCGCTGCGCGACCATCAGCTGGGTCTGCAGCTGGATGATCTTGGCGGCGGTGTCGTCGGCCTGCACCGCGGCGACGATCGCCTCCAGTTCCTTGATGCGCACCTCCTGCTGCTCGAGCAGCTGCATCGGGCTGTCGTAGGCGTCCTCCTCAAACCCGGCAGCCGGTGCAGGGTTTGCTGCCGCCTCCAGGGCGACGGCCAGGGCGCGCGGGGCGGTGAGCGCCGGCTCCTGCTCGTCGGCCGGCAGCTTGGCGATGTGCGCGGCACGCTCGGCCGAGAGCTTGCCGTCCTTGACCGCCTGGCGCACCGGCTCGACCGCCTGGGCGTGCACGACCTTGGCCTGGCGGATGATCCGCTCGGACACGCCCGCCTCGGCAGCCATCTCGGCGCTGGTGGCGGCGCTAAACCCGGCAGCGGCTGCCGGGTTTCCGGCGGGCCGGCCGGTGCCGCGCCACTCGCGCAGCGACACCTCCAGCAGCGCCAGCTGCGACTGGCTCATGTTGCGGCCGCGGGTGCGCGAGCGCACATATTCGACCGGATCGGTGGCCTCGTCGAGCAGGCGGCTCGGGCACGTCACATGCTCTTGCGAGCAGATCGAGTAACGATTCCAGCCCTCCAGCACCATGCCCTCGAACAGAACGATCGGTTCCTGCACACCAATGCGCAAGATGCTTTCGCGCAGGCCGATGAATTCCTCGGGCGTGAAGTCCGGCAGCAGGGCCGACAGGGGGTGGCGTTGCAGCATGGCGTTATCTCGGGGTGACGAACTCGAATCGGTGGCAGCGCTGCAGGACGTCGTAGACGGGGGTGAGCCGGCGGTCGACGCCTGGGCCGAGGAGGCCGTGCTGGGCTTGAAAGCAACCGCGGCCGAAACGGGAGTGGTCGGCCTGCAGGTGCTTGCACTCGATGCACATGCGCCGGTCGTCGCGGAAGGCGCGGTCGCGCAGGGTGAGCCGGTCGACGAGCAAGCCGGCGCGCTCGCCGGTGACGCCGCGGCGCTTGAACAGGTCGAGGCGGAACGTTCTGCGCTGGACTTCACGCTCGGTGTGGCAATCGACAGACATTCGGCCTCCTCCATCTCATGCTCGATAACCCTTACGGCGCTGACGATGGGCTGTCGCGGCGCAAACTGCTGTAGCCAGTCGGGACGGCATTCCTTGCCCCTGTGCGCGCTGCGCCATGCCTTGTCGTGGGCGCAGTCGACGCAGAAATTGACGGTCAGGTCGAAAACGGCGAACGATCCGTTCCTAGGGGTTGCGCCATTGCGCAACAAAGCCGCACTCTCGCGTCCGTGCTTCTGAGCGGCCACCGATGAGGCCAGCCACTCGATCCACTGCATCCGCGAGCCGAAGCAGGGTGGCGCAGGGGGTGCAAGTTGTTGCATCAACGCAGTACGATCGGCCATGACGCAAGTTATTGTTGCGTGGTGGCCTCAGAGGGCCGGTTTCGGACCAACGCGTCCAGGCGCTGCCGCTGAAGATCCATCACGCCGAGAACACCACCGGACGTCGTCATGAGCACCAAGTCCCGCATGCAGTCCGATACCGAGCGGTATCCCACCTCCCGCGCCTTGCGAGCGAACGCCTCCTGCTCGTCGGGGGTGAGCCAGGCGCCGACCTTGACGGTGCGCGCGTCGGCGATCGACAAGCAGATATCCGACTCGGCGTGGGCTGCTCTAGCCGTCCGCAAGGCGCTGCGCAATAGCATGCTGATGCTCTCCGACGAATTTGCGTTGATGGCGAACGGCTGGAAGCGATCTAGTGCAGCAGGTGCGGCCACAGCAGGTGCCAGTCGGCCGGACGCAGCTGCTGGCGCGTGACGCGCCCGGCGAGCTCGGTCTCGATCACCGGCGCCCAGTGGGCCGGCACCCCGGTTCGCATCCAGGACTGCACCGTCTGATGGCGGTTGTCCTTCACCTTCAAGCGGCGCGCGGCAAGACACGGCCCGCCTAGCATTTCGACGGCCTTGCAGGCCGCCTGGATGGCGCGCTCTCGTTCTTGGGGGGTGCGCATGGAAGTCAGTGACAAGCCAAGGAAAGGAATGATGATGATGCTAGAGCCTCTTGCCCAAAAAAGCAAGCTACCTATCGCCAACCTGTTCGCGTTGGGGGACCGTATGGACATCCATCAACGGATCAAGCAGCTGCGCCTCCACAAGGCGATGACGCAGGAACAGCTAGCATACGCTGTCTCCATCAAGGAGGGGCTGGAAAAACCGCTGCTGCGGCAAACCGTGCAGCAATGGGAGAACGGCATGTCGGCCCCGCGCCACACCCGTCTAGCGGTGGTCGCACAAGTTCTAGGCGTTTCCGTGGAGGAATTGCTGGGTCCGCCTGTTACGCACGCGGAACGAGTGCAACAGCGTCACGCTACGGTACCGTTGCCGATTGCCGGAGAAATCCGGGGCATCGAGGACGGGAAGTTGCAAGTGCTGCAGTACGACGAGCCCAAGGGCCATGTTCACTTTCCCATCACAGACCCGAAGGCGTACACCATGCGTGTACGCGGGGACATGACCGCGCCGCGCTTCCGCTCGGGCGAGTTGATCGTGGTCTCCCCCGCCAGCCCGCCGGGCCCCGGCATGGACGTGCTCGTGCGCTGCAAGGATGGCGGCGTGCTGCTGGCCGTGCTGGCGTGGGAGCGCGACGACGAGGTGCACCTGATGGCGCTCAATGAGACCTATGCTGCGACCACGCTGCAGCGCGTCGACATCGAGAGCATCGAGCTCGTCGCCGGGCATCTGATGATGCTCGAGCCCGTGCCGCAACACTGAATAGCGCAGACTGCGGCGCCGGCGCAACGCCGGCCGCCGCGCGCTAGAAGTTCTTGCGTCGGAGGACGTTCTTGCCTATCATTGGCTCTCCAACAAGGAGGGTTCGATGTCAGGCAATCTTCACCCGGTATTTGTCGAGGCGCTGCGCGGGATCGCGCCGCCGCCGGCCACCACGATCGAGCAGCGCAAGGCGCACTACCGGGCGCTGCTGAAGCGCCACGACTGGTCGCACGAGTTCAGCGACGACATGCGCTGGGTCCAGCGCGGTCGCGCCGAACGCAAGGAACTGCTCGACGAGCAGCGCGAGCTCGACCCCGACTTCGCCACCTGGAACGCCTTGTGCCACCCGTGGTGCAAGAGCGGCGCCGCCTTCCCGGCCTACCCGCTGGTCTAGGAGCGCCGCATGCCCATCATCCACATGCACCGAGAGCGGCCCGTCGAGCCGATGGTCTCGGCCTGCCTGACCGGCGCCTGCAACTCGGGCGAGGTGCCCTGCCCCACCCGCGATGCCTGCCGCCTGACCGAGGCGATGGTGTTCGACCGCATCTCGACCTGGCTGGTCGCCGTCGGACTGGCCATCGCCATCGCGTCGTTCTGCGCGCTGGCCGCCCGCCAGGACTTGCCCGGCCAGCAGGAGGACGCGGTCGCCGCCGCGGCCGCCGCCGCGCTGTGCTCCTCCACCGCCACCACCGTCGCGGAGGCCGGCCAATGACGACTGACCGCTACGGCAGCTTCATCGCATCCGAAACGCTGACGGTGCGCGAATACTTCGCCGCGCACGCGCCGGAGGTGCCGGCCTGGTTCGCCTGGGCCGACCTGCCCGAGGGCCTGAACATCACCGAGGCGCTGCGCCTGCAGCCCGGCTACAGGGCCCTCTCGATGAATGACCTGGACCTGATGCGCCAGTCGGAGCACGACGGCTACCTCGAACTGGCCGACCTGCCGGATCGCCTCAAGCCCATCGCCGCGCTGGCCAATCAGGCCTCGCGCGAATCCTGGGTCGCGCGCGGCGCCGCGGAGGAGTCCCGCAAGGCCACGCGCTTCTTCGAGTGGCGCTGGTACTACGCCGACCAGATGCTGGCCGCGCGGGGTGGCGCATGAGCACCGCCCTCCTCGCCTCCCCCGCCGCGAGCCCGCTGCGCCGCGCCATCCGCCGGCTGTGGCTGGCCTACCGCATCAGCGAGGCCGAGCGCGACCACCGCGGCCTGTGCGAGCAGATCCAGCGCGACCTCGCGCAGGCCGAGGCCATCACCGCACAGATCGCCGAGTGGCGCGCCGAGATCGCCTTCAACCAGAACCCCCGGAGGGACCAATGACCGACATGAGCAACCCCAGCATCGAGATGCTGGAGCCCGCGACCGAAGTGGTCGACGCCGCCCCCGACACCGTCGGCACCGCGCTGGCCATCTGCACCCGCGTCGAGCAGGGCCTGGCCACGCTCGAGGAGGCCTTCAAGGGCGTCGTGTACGACGTCACCAGGGGCGCCGGCATGGACGCCGCGCGCAAGGCCCGCCAGGAGATCCGCGAGGTGCGCTACAGCGTCGCCAATGCGGTCGACGACGCCAAGAAGCGCCTGAACGGGCTCAAGAAGCAGGTCGACGCGCGAGGCGACGCGATTGCCCTGCGCCTGCTGGACCTGGAGGAGCCGATCCACAACCAGATCAAGGCCGAGGAGGACCGCCGCGCCGCCGAGAAGGCCGCCCGCGAGCAGGCCGAGCGCGAGGCGCGCGACGCCCTCATGCAGCGCCTGGACGCGATCCGCGCCGTGCCACTGGACATGCTCAACGCCAGCGCCGAGGCGATCTCCTCGGCGATCGACCTCGTCACCCTCACCGACTCGGCCACGTTCGGCGAGTTCGCGCCGGCGGCAGACCGCGCCATCGCCGAGACCCTGAAGCGCCTGAGCGACCTGTACGACGCCGCGGCCGCGCGGGAGCAGGCCGAGGCCGACCGCAAGGCCATCGAGGCGCAGCTGGCCGCCGAGCGCGCCGAGAAGGAGCGCATCCTGGCCGAGCAGCGCGCGGAGCTCGAGCGCCAGCAGGCCGCCCTGCGCCACCAGCAGGAGATCGCCGAGGCCGCCGAGCGCGAGCGCCAGGCCGCCGTCGAGCGCGAGCAGCTGGCCGAGCGCGCCGCGCAGGCCAAGCGCGACCAGGAGGCCCGCGAGGCCGCCGCACGTGCGCAGGCCATCGCCGACGCCGCCGCCGCCGCCGAGCGCGAACTGCAGGCCGCCCAGCTGCGCGCCGCCGCCGCCGCCGCCCAGCGCATGGAAGCGGCCGCCGCCGTGATGCTGGTCGCGCTCACCAGCGTGCAGGCCTGGAACGCCGACACCGCCCTGCTGCCCAGCTGGATCGCCGATCAGGTCGACCAGTCCATCGCCGCCGCCCTGCCCGAGGAGAGCACCCATGTCCAGTAACGCCCTGCAGGTCATCACCGACGAGATCCACGCCACGCGCACCGCGTTCGAGTCGGCGCTGGTCGACAAGTCGCTCAAGTTCGAGCGCGAGGCCGGCTTCGCGCTGCAGATCCTCGGCAGCAACGACTACGCGCTGCGCATTGCGATGGAAAACCGCCAGTCGGTGGTGAACGCCGTCACCAACGTGGCGGCCATCGGCATCAGCCTGAACCCGGCGCTCAAGCTGGCCTACCTCGTCCCGCGCGACGGCAAGATCTGCCTCGACATCTCCTACATGGGGCTGGTGCACATCGCCATCGACTCGGGCTCCATCAAGTGGGCCCAGGCCGAGGTGGTCTATGCCGGCGACGTGTTCAAGCGCCTGGGCTACGACCGCCCGCCGCAACACGAGTACGACGCCTTCTCGCCCGACCGCGGCGAGGTGCGCGGCGTGTACGTGGTCGCCAAGACGGTGGATAGCGACTACCTCACGCAGACCATGACGACCGACGAAGTCAACGCCATCCGCGACCGCTCGACCGCGTGGAAGGCCTGGGTCGAGAAGAAGAAGAAATGCCCGTGGGTGACGGACTGGTCCGAGATGGCCAAGAAGACGGTCATCAAGCGCGCCTACAAGTCCTGGCCCAAGACGCAGCGCCTGGCCGAGGCGATCCAGCGCCTGAACGTCGACAACGAGGAAGGCCTGGCCGAGATCGCGGGACAGTCCGCGCCGGTGCTCGCGCCCACGCCCAACGTGCCGGCCGACGCGGTGCTGGCAGCCGGCGAGGCGGCCGCCGCCAAGGGCGTCGTGACCCTCAAGGCATGGTGGGAGCACGCACTGAGCGAGGAGCAGCGCGGCACGCTCAAGGGCCACCTGCGCCGCCTCAAGGCCACCGCCACCGAGGCCGATGCGAAGCGCACGATCGACAACCCGCCGGCGCGCGAGCCCGGCCAGGACGACGACGAGCGGGAGGCGGCATGATCGTCCACAACCACGCGCAAGGCACCGACGCCTGGAAGGCCGCCCGCGCGGGCGTCATCACCGGCTCGAACTTCAAGTTCTGCCGCGACCGGCTCAAGAGCGGCGCGCCGTCGGCGGACTGCCTGAAATACGCCCGCAAGGTGGCGCGCGAGCGCGTCACCGGCATCCCTGACGCCGGCCCCTACGAAACGGCGGCCATGCGCTTCGGCACCGAGCAGGAGGGCGTGGCGCGCATCGAGTACGAGGTGCGCCACGGCGTGATCGTCGAGGAGGCCGGGTTCATCACCAGCGATTGCGCGCGCTACGGCGTGTCGGTCGACGGCCTGATCGGGCGCGACGGCGGCTTCGAGTGCAAGACCCTCGTCGGCACGGACCAGCTGTTCAAGGTGCTCGGCGGCGACATCAGCGACTACATCGACCAGTGCTACGGTGCGATGTGGCTGCTCGAGCGCGAGTGGTGGGACCTGGTGCTGTGGGCGCCGGACCTGTCGCCCATCGGCCGCGACCTCACGGTGCGCCGCATCCTGCGCGACGACCGGGCGATCGACGCCCTGGAACTCGACCTGATCCGCTTCAAGGGCACGGTCGACGAGCTCGAGGCCCTGCTGCGCGGTGCCACCGCGACCGAAGCGCTGTCCATCGCCTGAACCAGTTCACGGGGGCCGATCCGGGTCCATTTAACACCCTCCTCCCGCTGTACTTCCCGGATCGGACGCGCAGGGCCGGCGATGCCAGGCGCACCCCCTTTTTCTTCTCCCAGGAGACCCACATGCGATTGAGCCCACTGACCCGATCGAACATGCAGAGCGCAGCCTGGATCGCCGATTGCGCGGCCTCCGGGCCGCCCAGGCCGCGCGAGGTGCTGCGCACGCGCTACTGCTGCCCGCACTGCGACGACGAGCACGACGAGGAGGAGGATGCCGTCGAGTGCTGCGAGCACCTGCACTCGAGCGACGCCGATACCGGCTTGAGCCAGCTGCATTGCCCGGTGTGCGGCGAGGAAGCCATCACCACCCACGGCGCGGCCGACTGCTGCCTGTGGAAGGACTTGCCGCCGGCCGCGCGCTGGCGCATCGCCACCGCCGTCGAGGGTGGCACCGAGTGGTCCGAAGCCATCGCCAAGGAGGCGCAATGAGCGACAACATCATCGAGCCGCCCACCGACAGCTATGTGCAGCCGGTGCCCGACAAGTGCGACCGCATCGTGTGGCGCGGCGCCTACTACCACCTGCCGGTCTCGTCGTCATCCCAGGCGCAGCCCGTCTACAGCAAGTCCGTCGTCAAGCGCCTGGCCACGCAGATGGGGCTGGTGAGCGACAACACCGAGGCGCTACTGAGGCGCGCGTTCTCCCTTGGGCAAACCTATGGGGCGCAGGCCGATAGCGAGTCCTACGCGCAAAACCGCCGGTCGGAGGAAACGCGGCAGAAGTTCGAGGCGCTTGTCGCTGAAGCCGCCCTCGCCCAGCAGGCAGCACCGCCAGCCGCCCAGGCCGAGCCGCCGCCGCGCAAGGGCCTGCCGATGCAGGTGCTCGCCGCGCTCAACGAGGCGATGGGGGGCAACGAGTGGCAGGGCGACGCCAGCCCGCATGAGTTGGCGGTGCCGGCCTCGCAGGCCATCGCCGAACTGGCCGCACTCGCCGCGCGCGGTGCACAGGCCGAGCCGGCTATCGTTGCCTACGAATTCCGGCACCCCATCACTGGGCACGCCATCGTTGATTACAGCGAGCGCACCTATGTTGGACAACTGAGCGTCGACAAAGGCTACGTGGCGCGCCCCCTCGTGTACGCCGCCGCGCGCGGTGCACAGGCCGAGCCGACCCGCCAGCAGATCGACGACTGGGCCGCCACGCACGCCAAGCAGATGACGCCGCGCGGCGAGTACCTGCTGACTCTGGACAACGTGCAGGCCATCGTGCGCGCTGCGCTCAAGGGACAGCCGGAGGGCGGGGCATGAGCCGCAGCGGCTACACCGACGATGTCGAGGACACCTGGCGGCACATCATGTGGCGCGGCGCCGTCGCGTCAGCGCTGCGCGGCAAGCGCGGGCAGCAGGCGCTGCGCGAGATCGCCGCCGCGCTCGACGAGATGCCAGAGAAGGCGCTGGCAGCCGACTCGCTGGTTACAGCAGACGGCGACTACTGCACGCTCGGCGCGCTCGGCCGCGTTCGCGGCATGGATATCGACGCACTGGACCCGGATGACTGGCAGGCGGTCGCCAAGGCCTTCGGCATCGCGCCGGCCCTGGTGCGCGAGATCGTGTTTGAGAACGACGAGGCGATCGACGACTACAAGTGGATCGACATCGTGATATGCGGCCCGATGCGGCCGCACTCCCCCTACTGGGAGCGGCACAACCGCACCCGCAGCGTCCCGAGAGAGCGCGCCGCCGAGGAGCGATGGCAGCACATGCGCGCCTGGGTCGCGTCGCACATCAAGACCAAGGAGCCAGCATGAGCGCCGACCTCACTGTGCCTCCGCTGCCTGTGGTGGCGTGGATTGATGCGGACAACACGCGCGAGTATCTGGGACATTCCCCGCTGACCCTGTACGAGGTTCGCGGGTGGCATCCCCTCGTCCGCAAGGCCGACGCCGACGCCGCCCTCGCATCGCTGCAGGCGCGCCTTGATGCGGCAGAGCGGTCGAAGGCGACGCTGCTGGATGCGCTGACTGGGGCCGTGACTCGCTGCCAGCGGTCTGGCTACGTCGGACAGGACGGCCAATACATCAAGGTCATGCGCGCCGCCATCGACGCCGCCACCCAGGAGACATGACGTTGGACAGAGACAGATTCCTCACCCTGGCGCAGCGCGCCGGCTTCAACGCCTACCCGGCGGACGCCGACGTCGAGGCCCAGCTGCTGCTGGACCGCCTGGAGAGCTTCTACCGCGTCGTGCTCGAGGATGCCGCCCAGGCGGCCGCCGCGGTGTTCGGCGGGGACATGACCCGCATCACCCACGCCGACGCCAGCACGCGCGCCGTGATGGCCGTCCGCTCGCTCTACAGCGACGACGTGCTGTTCCAGCTGGCCGACCCCAGCCACGACCCGTTCCGCTACCTCCCGCCGACCCGACTGAGACCATGACCGACGACGAGCTCGTAGCAATCGCCAAGGCCGCCGGCTTCCGCGCCGAGTGGCTTCCCATGGGCCGCCCTAAGCTGCTCGGCTTCGGCATGCTCTCGCAGGGGTGCTACTCCTACGGCATCCCGGTGGCGGACTTCCGCCGGATCGTTGAGGCCGCGCGCGCCGCACCCCACGAATCGAGGCTGGACACCGAGCGCTAGACCACCCACGGCGCCCGCGCGGCGCCCTACCCTGCCACCACGAAGGAGACCGCCATGAAACGACTGCTCTGCGCCCTCGCCATGCTCGTCGCCACCGCCGTCCACGCCACGCTCGAGCAGCGCGACCTCGACGCCAATGGGACCGTGGACGCCTACTTCGACAGCTCCACCAGCCTGACGTGGCAGGCCGAGCCGCAGTCGTTCAATTGGTTCGTGCGCATGTACGCCGGGCAGATCGAAGTGGCCGGCGTCACGGGCTGGCAGCTGCCCACCGTCGCGCAGCTGGACTCGCTGGTGTTCGACGCCCTGGGCAACACCGCCGCCTCGTTCGAGGCCGGCACCGCCAACGCGGGCCCCTTCGGGCGCTGGTTCTGCTACCAGACCTGGGCGGCCGACCTGGGCGGCACGTTCGCCGACGAGGCGGGGCTGTTCGTGCAGGCCGCGCGCGCCGGCGGCGGCACGGTGCTGTCCTACCTCTACGACTACCGGCCGGCCTGGCTCGTGATCGAGGGCGACGTCGGCTCGGTCTCGCCGGCGCCGGAGCCCACCACCTGGGCGCTCATGGGCGTCGGGCTGGCCGTGCTGGCCGCCGTCAGGGCGCGCTCGCAGGCGGCGCCGGCGGCGCCTCGGTAGTCAGCGACCGCCGCAAGCTCTCCAGCAGCCTCTCCAAGCCGGCGCTGCACGTCGGCGAGCAGATTTCCGGCACCGGCGGCTGCTTCGCCTCCTGCGGGATCGGCGGGGCAGCCGCGGGCGACGGCGGCGGCATAGACGTCGCGCAGCCGCTCGCCAGCGCGGCCAGCAGCAGCAGCATCGGTGCGCACGCGCGCCAGCTGGTTTCTTGCTCCATCGGAAATCTCCCTGTAGTCGGCCTCCAGGCGGGCCCGGTAGGTGGCATCCACCGCGCGCTGCCGGTCCTTGGCCGCATCCCACTCGGCGCGCACCTCGGCGCGGCCGCGCCCGGCGCCGTGGAGCTCGAGCAGCAGCACGCAGCCGGCCAGCAGCGCCAGCGCGGCGAGCGCCGCCACGATCGGCCAGGCCTTCTCCGCGAACCAGCCGATCAGCAGCGGGATCATGCGGCGAGCAGGTTCAGCGCCACGCGGCGCACCCAGCCGCGCCCGTGCGCCGGCCAGGTGACGGCCGAGGCCATGTACTCGAGCCGCGCGCCGTTGAAGCGCGCCAGCAGGCGCAGCGCCGGCATGCTCTGCACGGCCATGATCGTGCGCACGCCCAGGATGCCGTCGACGTCCTCGCCGACCGCGCGCTGCAGCGCCTTGATGGCCGCGCGCACGCCGGAGTTGACCGCCATGTCGAACAGGTCGAACTTGATGCCCACGGGCGCCGCGTCGCAGCCGGCCGGGCCCCAGTAGTCGCGCGCGTAGAGCAGCTTGGCGTGGGCGAGCGTCAGGTGCTCGATGTCCTCGCCGGGATACGCCGCTGCGCTGATGCCGTACTTGGTGCCCTTGCAGACACCGCGGCCCACCTCGCCGCCGGTCCAGTTCCCGCGGTCGCGGGTGTCCTGGGTGAACCCGCCTTCGTGGCCGATCAGCCGCTCGAAAGCCTGGTCGAAGTCCATGGCATCACTTGTCGGTTTCGCGGTTGACCTTGCGCTTCAAGGCTTCTTCGCCGAGCGCCAGGGCCCGCGTGCCCATGTGGCCTGTGATGCCGACCACTGCGCCGGTGAGCAGCGGGGAGATCCCCAGCCACTCGCACACGAAGAAGGCGAGCAGCCCGGCCAGCGCCGAGGTGGTGAGCTCGCCGACCAGTGCGGTGATGCTCGTTCCAGAGAGCTCGCCCTTGCGGACAAGGCTGTACCAGTTCACGAAGCCTCCAAGGAGGGCCATCCCGAGCACGAACCCGTACTGCTTGAGCGGGTAGCTCAGGGGCGACTTGTCGCCCGTGATGACGTCAGCGGCCTGGGCATGGAACGGTGCCAGGAACGACAGGCACAGGGCCAAGCGGGCGATGTACGGGCGCATGGTGCATTGCACCCGCACATCGCCGAGAGTCAACGCGAATCCGTGCGGATCAGGGCCCTTGTCGGTACAGCCACCACAGCAGCAGCGCGACGCCGGCCAGCCCCCACCAGCCGAGGAAGGCGTGCACGGCGAAGGCGATGCCGAACGCCGCGCAGGCGGCGCCCAGGTCTTTCATCGCTCGACCTCCAGGTCATTCTTGACGCGCGCCCGGATCTCCTTGGGCGCGTTGGCGATTGTCCGGTCGGCCCGGCTCTCGCGCAGGTGCTTGATGCGCTGGCGGATCTGCGGGATCTTGATGGAGATCGGCGCCTCGGGGTTGCGCGCGTTCCACCGCTTGAGCCGCTGGCGCGCCGCGCGCACCGCATCCGGGTCCTTGTCGACGACGCCCTGGGCCCAGGCCGCCGCGATCTCGCTCTTTTCCAGCCGGATCGCCGCCGACTCGCGCGTCGCCGAGTAGTTGATCTCGCTGTCGCGCGCGACCACGTTGGGCTGGAAGCCGGCGAACTTCAGCGCCGCCTCGACCGGGGTGGTCTCCACCACCTTGCGCCCGGCCTGGTCGCGGTACTCGCCGTGCTGCAGCATGCTCGCCGACTGCGCCATGTTGGCCGCCGCGCGCGGCGCGACCGACTTGGCCGCGGCGCCGAACTCGCCGCCCAGCGCCTGGCCGGCCGCGGTTGCCACGCGCGTGGCCAGGTCGCCGGCGGGGCCTGCGATGCCGATGACGTCACGGGTGTGGTCGGCCTTCTTCATGAACAGGCCGGTGCCGGGGATCAGGTCGCCCATGCCCATGCGGCCCGACACGTCCAGCGGCATGCCCGACACCCCGGAGATGCCCTTGGCCAGGAAGCGCGCCATGCCCTTGCCGACCACGGCCTCGACCGCCGCGTTGCGCCGCTCCTTCAAGGAGAAGTTCCAGCCCAGGCGCTGCGCGATGCCGTCGACCACGTCCTCCAGGTCCTCGATGAACGGCAGGTCGTCCATGCCGGCGGTGAGCACCAGCAGCGCCAGCATCAGCAGCGCCGCACGCCGCCCGTCCTTGCCGGACTTGGCCAGGCGGGTCAGGAGCTCGACGTAGGCCACGGAATACTGCTTGAACGTCATCAGCGTCGCGCCCACCGCGCCGCGCGCGAAGCGGGCCCGGTTGCCGCGGTTGTAGATGCCCTGCGTCTCGTTGATGGCGTCGCGCGCGAACGCCACCGGGTCGCCCAGGCTGGGCTTCTCTTTGGCGATGCGGTAGGCCGCGATGAAGGTCGTGCGGCGGTTGACCTGCTCTGCCCAACCGAACAGGCGGACCCACACCAGGTTGGCGCGCGCGAAGGCGAGGCTGCCGGTCGCGCGCCATTCGCCCAGCTTGGTGCCGTCGCCGCCGTGCAGCACGCCGCGGCCGGCCGCCTGCGCTTGCAGGTGGTGGATCTCCTGCGGCGCGACGATGCCGTCCTCCTCGGCCTGCTCGAGCGCCTTGTCGAGCGCCGCGTCGCCGGTCTTGCCGCTGGCCAGGTCCTTCCAGGCGCGCGCCACGTGCGCGGCCGCCTTGCTGCCGCCGATGTGCTGCGACAGGTAGGGCACCGTCATCGTGATCGGCTGCGTCATGTTGACCAGCGCCGAGGCGATCGAGCCGCCGATGTACTGCGCGAACAGCACCGAGCGCAGGCTCTGCGCCTCCTCCTGGGGGGTGAGCGCGTAGTCGACCATCTGGCGCGCGTAGTCCGCCATCTGGCCGGACTGCTTGGGGATCGCGGCCGCGGAGGCCTCGATCTCGCCGGTGTGCAGGTTGCTCGAGGTGCGCCGCGCGTTGGACGTCACGAAGCTGGCCAGCACGCGGCCCACGTCCGGGCTGTAGCCGGCGATGCCCTTGCGGTGGATGAGCCGCTTCAAGGCCGAGCGGCCGGAGACCGCCTTCTGCAGGTAGCCCTGGAAGGCCTCGTCCTTGTCCAGGCCCAGGACGTCGGCGAACACCGCCAGCGTTTCCGGGCTCACGCCCTGGAACTGCTTGTAGGTCTCCTGCGCCATGGTGCCCTGGCTGACCGTGGCGCCCGGCTCCTTGCCGCGCCACTGGCGCGCGGCCCGGTTCGCCTCGGCCTGGCTCTCGTACAGGCCGAAGTGGATGCGCTCGTCGCCGCGCGTGACGTCGACCGAGAACTGGCCGAAACGCGACAGCGGCGCGTAGCCGCGCTCCTTCAGGTCGAGCGCGCGCTGCTTGATCTCGATGAGCTTGGCAGCGCTCACGTTGATCGCGTCGCGCTCGCCCTGCGTGCCGGCCTCGAGCGCCTGGTCGAGCTCAAGCTGCTTGGCCTCCAGCACCGCGAAGGCCGCATCGAGCGTCTTGGCGTCCAGCGCCTGCTCGCGCACGTCAGCCGCGGCCTTGCCCATGAGGCGCAGCGCCTCGGAGACCGCCAGGTTGTCGAGGCTCTTGTCGGTGGCCGCGCGGAACTCGCGGTACAGCTTGATCTGCCGCGCGTCCAGCTTGTGCTGGCTGCGGAGCTCGGCGTCGGTCCACACGATGCCGCCGCGCAGGAACTCGTGCGCGTAGCGGTTGTTGATGATGGTCTCGTAGGTGGCGATGTCGCGGCCCTGCCACATGCGGATGAGGCTCGGGTCGACGCGCTGCTGGTGCATGAGCTCCTGCGCCTTGTCGTGCACCGTCATCTGCTCGGCGGCCTCCTCCAGGGTCTCGACGCGCACCGGCTTGCCGTCGACGCCGCGCACCCAGGACAGCGTGCCCTCGAAGATCGGGGCGGCGAGCGCCTTCTTGTCGGCGCCGGTGAGCGGCGTCTTCAGCAGGTCGCGCAGGTGCTCGAGCTTGGGCAGGATCGTCGGCGCCAGGTCGGCGGCCTGGTTGGCGTAGTGGCTCACGTCGCCCAGGAAGGACTGCACCGCGTCGAACACGCGGCGGAACACCGCCGAGCGCTTGGCCAGGTTGAACGGCGTGCCCACCGTCTTCTGCCAGGTGGAGAGCGTGCCGTGCTGCTCGACCAGGTCGTTGATCTTGTAGCCCATGCCGATGCCCAGGTCTCGCACGTTGCCGGCGCGCAGCGCGCTGGCGAGCGACAGCGACTCGGCTCCCTCGGCTTGGTGCACCGGGGCGCCCTCGCCCTTGCTGAATTCGCCCATCGCCTCGGCCACCGCGGCGCGCGCGGCGTCGATGTCCGACAGGAAGGCCTCGGTGCCGAACGGCCGGCCGGTGAGCGAGGCCTTGACGTCGTCGAGGAACTTCATGATGGCCGCGGCCACGCGGCGGAACAGCGCGGGCTGCGTCTTGCCGATCTCGCGCCAGAAGGCCGGGTCGACGAAGAAGTCGCCCACGATGTCCGCGTGGAGCTCCTCCATCCAGTTGCCGGGGAGCTCGTAGCCCTGCTCCTTGTACTTCGCCGCCAGCGCGTTGCGGAACTGGTCGACGTCCTTGAGCACGCGCGCCAGCCGGTTCTGCAGCTGCGCGTAGACGTCCGGGCGCTCGCGGCGCAGCCGGTGCAGCAGTTCGTGGCCGAGGACCGCCAGGTGCGGCTTGTCGGCGTCCGCGTTCAGGAAGATCGCGTCGGGGATGACGGCGCTGAATGCACCGTTGAACAGGGGCTCGCCGTCGAAGCGGACCCACACGGCGTCGTGGCCGAACAGTCGCTTGGCGACCCAGGTAGCGGCGCCAGCGGTGGAACCAGGCCGTCCGCCTCGTCCAGTTGGCGCAGCAGCAGCGTGAAACACACGCCCGGGATAGGCCGGGGCGAGTCGTTCGGCGAGCTTGGCGACTCGTTCGGTGTCGGTAGCGCTGGGCTGGGCATTCCCCCTATTTTGAAGGGGGGACACTTGCTTGTCACCCGTTGCCTGGGTGGCCTCGGAAATGGAGAGGCTTTCGGTGGGCGGCAGCTTGGTCTTGGCCTCCTCGGCCATCGACTGCGGCACGTACAGGGCCGTCTTGCTCATCAGGCGCTCGATCGCGGCGATGGATTTCGCGCGGCCCGTCACATGGACGATCATCTTGTCGCCGTGCGAAACGAAGTCGCCGGTGTGCTGCAGCAGTTCCTTGTCGAGGAAGAACTTGCCGCCCTTGGCCTTGGACTTGGGCACGATGATCTGGATGCCCGGCTGGCTGTGGTCGATGCCGAGGCGCTGGTCCTGCAGCACCTTCACCGTGCGATCGCGCGAGTTGAGGCCCCACTTGGCCGTGAGCTCGTTGGTGCTCTCGACCAGGAAGCGCAGCCCCTGCTCGGCCGAGCGCAGCCGGTAGGTCTGGTCGGTGTGCTCGGCCAGCGTGAACTTCTTGGGCAGCAGGATGCCCTGCTCGGTCGTGCCGTCGCCCTTGGTGAAGCTGATGATGCGGCCCGCGGTCCTGATCTCGCCATAGGCGGCGAGCAGGTTGCCGGTGACGATCTTCACGGTCTCGCGGTCGTTCTCGCGCGCCGCCTCGAACAGCTGCGCCAGCCGGTAGGTCTGCTGCAGGTTGGCCACCTCGATCTTGCGGAACTGCGTGGCCGGCACCGTCACCTGGCGCAGCGCGCCGTTGACGGCGACCGTCACCTGGATCTTGCTCATGGCGAACGGGTTGCCCGCCGTCTTGTGCGTGCTGCGGATGTTGAGCACCGCGGCGTTGTAGGCGTCCTCGTTGATCTGCACGCGGACCAGCGTGCCGATCGGGTGCTGCTGCAGGAACTCGCGCGCCGTGCGCCGCTGCATCTCCGCGGTCTCGCGCAGCGCCTCGGGGATGCTGCCGGCCCAGGGCAGGAAGGCAGCCTCGAGCCGGTCGACGATCGCCTTGACGTGGGCCTCGCCGCGCTTGCCTTCCAGGTTGCGTTCCATCTCGGCCTGGATCTCGGCCGGCGTCATGGACTTGCCCTGCGCCTTGATGCTGTACTCGCCGTAGATGGCGTCCGCACCGAACGGGCTCTCGGGCTTCTCGCCCTCGTACAGGACTTGGGTCTTGAGCTCCTTGGCGTCGTAGTCGTAGGTGCGCGGCACCAGGTCGTTCTGGTTCGTCTTGTCGAGGTACTCGATGAGCGCGCGGTACTGCGCCTCGACCTCCTCGTTGAACTCGTCCTGCACCGACACGGGCATGAGCGCCATGCGGCCGGTGGCCTTCATGGCGATGCCCTCGGTGGCGTTCTCGGCGTCCTCGCTGGGCTCCAGGCGCAGTTCCGCGGCCAGCAGCGGGTTGTCGGCCAGGTACTGGCTCACGACCTGGTCGCCGTACTTGTTGAGCATGTCCACCGCTTCGACGGACGTGGCGCTCTCGGTGTTGCTCGACGTGTTGGCGTTGAGCTTCTTCATCTTGCTCGACAGCACGGCCGCCGGGCGGCGCACCGCCGGCAGGTCGGGCTGCAGCAGCTTGTAGCCGGGCTTCACGACCTGGCCGGTGCGGTTGGAGCGCCCCAGCATCTGCATGAAGGTGTTGATGTCGCCCGCGGCCTGCGCCACGATCATGTGGCGCTTGGACTGGTTGGCGAACTTGGCCGCCGCGTGCAAGCTGATGCCGGTGGAGCCGGCGACGTTCAGCAGGATCACGTCGAGCGAGGGCGCGACGCCGTCGGAGCCGTTGAACTCGCGCGCGGTGAGCACGCGGTTGTCCATCTCCTCCTTGGCCATGTTCTCCAGCGTCGGTGCCTTCGGGTCGGAGTAGTCCACGCGCATGGTGCGCCCGGTGATCTCCTTGACGGTGTGCCCGCCCGAGGTGATGACGTGGCGCATCCAGTCGATGGGCGATGCCGGCAGCTTGATGCGCAGCGCGTCGATCACCTCCTGCGCGCGCCGGTAGGCGTCGTAGGTCTCCGGGTCCAGCTGCGACAGCGGCACCTGCACCCGCTCATCGTCGCCGTTGGCCTTCTTGAGCTTGTAGTAGCGGCTGCGCTCCAGCGCGCGCGAGAGCACGTTGCGGTAGTCGTAGATGCCCAGCTTGTCGCCCGGCTTGAGGCCGTTCTGCTGCGCGTACTCGTTCAGGAACGAGCCCATCGTGTTCTCGAAGGCGATCAGCGCGCGCTCGCCGCGCTTCACCGCCGCCAGCGCGTCGTCGGCGGCGGTCTGCGCGGTCATGCCCAGCAGGATCTGGCGCACGAAGTTGTGCACCACGCTGGAGAACTCGGTGCGGTTGACCGAGTCGCTGGCCTGGTTGCCGGCGCCGTCGAGCGCCCGGTTGCCCTCGCCGGCCTCCTCGTACTGCTCGCGCAGTTCGTCGAAGAACGTCGTGTGGAAGGCGTGGTCGGCCGCGACGATCGCGCGCAGCGCCTCGGTGGCGCGGTCGGCGATGTCGCGGTGCTCCTCGCGGTGCGCCGTGTCGGTCTCCGTCACGATGGAGATGCCCTCGAACGAGCGCTCGCGGCGGAACAGCTGGCCGGCGGCCACCAGGTTCGCCGACACCACCGTCTGCAGCGGCAGGCCGCCGGCGGCCATCGCCGCCTGCAGCGCCTCGGAGTCCATCGAGTCGCCCAGGTCGGTCTTGGAGTACAGCGGCATGTTGTCGGGCCGCTTGGCGAAGGTGGCCGACAGGTAGACCGTGCCCTGCGCCAGGCCGATCGCGCCCTGCATGAACTTGCCCGTGGCCGAGTCGCCGCCCGCCTTGTGGCTCTCGTCGAGGATGAACACCGCCTTGTCCGCGAGCGCCATGATGGCCTTGCGCTGGCGGTTGTCGACGTTGATCTGCGTGTAGGTGAGGAACGCCACGTTCGTGCCGGCCGGAAGCGTGCCGGTGGCCGCGATCTGGTCGATCGTGCGCGAGTGCAGCACGCTGCTGCGGTTGGTGAACAGCTTCTCGCTGCCCTCGCCGGACACGAACGCCTCGCGGTTGACGATGAACGGCTGGGCATCGGTCGAACCGATGTCCTGCAGGTCGTCGTACATGGAGGTGAACAGGTTGTCGGTGGCCGTCATGAAGATCGGCACGCGGCCGTTGCGCATGGCCCAGCGGATCATGGCCGCGGCCGAGCGCCCCTTACCGATGCCGGTCTGGTCGGCGATGATGATGCCCTTGCCACGCTCCTTGATCTGGTAGATCGCCGCGGCCACCGCGTCGACCTGCAGGCCCATGAGGGCCTCGTGCATCTGCTCGATGCTGTCGTAGCCGAGCTCCTTGGCGGCGAACTCGTCGATGTCGCCGACCTGGTCCTCCAGCTGCGAGAGCGCGTCCTGCAACGGCTGCGCCATGTTCACCGGGATCAGGACGTCCTCGTCCTTGCGGCTGCTGCGCGGGACGTACTTCGCTTGGAAGGTGTTGGCCTGCTCCGGCGGCGTCAGAGCGCCAGCTGCTCCAGGAACTCGTCCAGGCTTTGCTCCGGGCTCGGCCTTGTCGTTCCCGGCCGGCTCCAGTCGATCAGGTTGAGGAGCAGCCGCAGGCTGTCGCTCTGCACCAGCGCCTGCGCCAGTTCCGGCGGCGTCAGTCCCTCCTGCGCCAGGCTGTAGATCTCCGGCAGGCTCTCCAGGGACACCTCGAGCGCCTCGCGGAGCTCCTTGGGCGTCAGCTGCTGGGCCAGCCGCTGCAGCTTGCTCTCCAGGCGCAGCAGGTACTGCTCCTGGTCCATCGGTGCGTGCGTCCGCTCCGGGACCGACAGGGCCAGCTGCTGCGCTGGCGTCAGGCTGCCGTCGGGCAGCCAGTGCTTGCTGGTAGTGCTCATAGACCTGCTCCCAGGTGCTGGCTCGCTGAATTGTGCCGACCTTCGGCGCGATGGTGCTGGACCGCTTCCGGCCCGCGATGTTGATGACGCGCACCGGCCAGCCGGCGCCCTGGCGTGCGTACAGGTCGCCCTCGACCTCGAAATGGCCGGTCACGTTGTAGTGCCCGTACAGCCAGTTCATGAAGATGCGGTCGGCCTCGCTCTGCCCGCCCGCCTTCATGTTGGCGCCCAGGATGAGCGTGGCGTGGCCGTTGTCGGCCATGGCGGCCAGCGCGCGCGCGGCGATGACGTGGTCGATCGCCGTGACCTTGTAGCCGTCGAAGCGCACCTCGGCGTGCGGGCCGAACGGCGGGTTGGCGATGACGGCGTCGATGCCGCCCTCGCCCGGCGCGTAGGTGGTGGCGTCCTGGCCGGTGGCGTTGAAGCCCTGCGCCTTGAGCGCGGCGCGGCGCTCGTCGTTGAGCTCGTTGGCGAGCGCCTTCTTCGGGTCGGCCGCGATCAGCAGCATGCCGTTGCCGGCGGTCGGCTCGTAGACCGTGCTCTGCTTGGTGATGGCCGACAGGCGCGAGGCCAGGTAGGCGAGCGGCGCCGGCGTGCTGTAGGCCTGGTTGGCGATCGACGTGCTGGTGCGCACGTTCAGGTTGGGCTGCGAGTTGTAGAGCTCGAGCAGGCGGTCGAAGGTGCCGCGCACGCCGCGGATCGGCGCCTCGTGCACGATGCCGCGCGAGCGGCGCACGATCGCCACCTCCAGCGCCTCCTGGGCCTGCTTCATGCGCGCCGGGTCGGCGGGCTTGCCGTCGAAGGCCTCCACCAGCTTCTTCAGCGCCGGGTTGTCCTTGGGCATGCGGCCGGCTTCGATCTCGGTCAGCAGGCGCTCGGTGAGATCCGCGGCGGACTTCGTGTCAGCTGCAGCTTCGGCAGCCGGCTTCGTGTCAGCTGGCGCGGCCTCCGGGCTTACGCTGGCCTCGATCTCGGCCGACTCGACCGCGGCGGCGCCGTCCATGCCCTCGAACGCGGCTGCGCGCGGGTCGAACTTGACCGCCAGGTAGAAGGACTTGAGGTACGGGCGGATGCCCTCCCCCAGGTCCGCGATCATCGCCTTCGCGTAGGCGGCGAAGGTGCGCGCGCCCTTCTCGATGTGGTAGCCGGCCAGCGTCATGCCGGCCTGCAGGATCTCGGGGTCGATGCCGCTGTTCAGCTGCCCGCGCAGCTTGGCGCGCAGCACCGCGCGCGCCTTCTCGGCGGCGTCCTCGGTGAACACCGTGTTGCCGGAAACCTGGGGGGCTGCCTTCCCATCCTTGGGGGCTGCCTCCTCGGTTGCCGGCGGCGGCCGGCCGGCGGACGGATCGATGGTGATGGCGAACGCGCCGGGGCCTGCGGGGGTGACGGTGACCGGGCGCGGCGCGGGCGCGGCGGCGGGCGGCTGCTTCTTCTCCATCGCCGAGTCGGCGCGCATCTGCGCCACGACCTCGCCGGCCTTCTCGCGCACGGTGACGGTCGTCGCCACCTCCTCGCCGTTGACGATGCGGCGCACGCGCACGTTGCCGTCGCGGTCCAGCTTGGCGTGCACCTCGTGCCCGTCGCCCAGGTCGGCCGACCAGTCGAAGGCGTCGGTGCCCTCCATCTCCAGGCCCTCGGCGCGCATGGCGCGGCCGAACTGCACGGCCGGCGACTTGTCGCGCGCCGCGTCGATGCGCTCCTGGCGCTGGGTGCGCACGTCCTTCGGCGGCTCGCCCTTGGGCGGCAGCTGGCCCAAGTGCTTCTCGCGGATGAACCAGCCCTTGCCATTGGCGTTGAAGCTGTAGGGGTCGATCTCCTTCGCCTGGCGCTCGGTGAAGTCGTCGCGCCACACGCCGCGGATCGTCTTGCCCTTTTCGGTGACGTGCTCCACCACCTCGCTGTTCGGCGGCTCGGCCGGGGCCGGCGCGGCGGCGGGCGCCTGCTTCATCAGGCGCGAGGGGCTGCCGATCGTGCTGCCATCGGCATCGACGGCGAACCACCGGCCCTCCAGGTTCTGGTTCCAGTCGGCGATGACCCTGCCGCTGGCGCCGTATCCCTCCACCGTGTCGCCGACCTCGAGCACGTTGCCCGCCTGGTCGCGGCGCGAGGCCTCGGACGGCCCTACCCGAGCGGCTTCCGGTGCCGGCGCGGGGGTCTGCACCGTCGACCCTCCACCCTCCACCTCTTTGGTGGAAGGTGCGGCGGTAGAGGGTGCGGCCTGCTCGACCTGGATGCGCTCCTCGCGGAATACGCCGCCGTCGTTCGTGGCGACCGTGATCTCGCGGCCGGTGTGCGCGACCGCTTTCACCGTCCACTTGCGGCCGTCGAGGTCGATCGCCTGGCCGGGCCGGTACTCGCCGGCCGGCGCGGTCAACCCAGCGGCTTGTAGATCGGCGGCTCCGGCAGCGGGAACGTCAACGGCTCCTGCTGCTCCTGCAGCGCCCTCTCCCGCCGGCGCCGCTTGGGCTCCGGGGCTGGCGGCAGGCGAGTCGCTCTGGCCTTGTGCGATGACGGGACGCGCAAAGTTCTCTCCCTGCGGCCCGAGGACGCCGCGCGCCTCCAGCTGCTCCAGCAGGCCCTTGGCCCGGTTGTAGCCAATGCGCAGATGGCGCTGCATCTCCATCTGCGCGCCGCGGCCCAGGCCACGCACCAGCGCCTCGGCCTGCGCGTACAGGTCGTCTACTGCACCGTCGGCCACGCCTCCATCTGCAGGAACTCCACCCTCTTGGCCGGCGCCACCAGGTGCGGCGACCACGGGCTGTACGGGTCCCCCCACAGGAACTCCATCTGCAGCTGCCACGCCTCCTCGAGCGTCACCACCTGCTGCTGCACCGCCTCCTGCATCGCCGGATCGAGCGGGTCCAGGCTGTCCCCCAGGTACACCATCAGCGTTCCCCTTCGGTCGAATGACGAGGCCGCCTGCGACCGGAACGATCTCGGCGCCCTCCCCTGCACTGGCGAGCGCCGTCTGCGCGGCGCCCATGGTCTTGAACGGCGCACCCTGGCGGTTCACGATGTCGCCAGGCTGTTGCGGCTGGACAACGATCTCCGGCCGGTCGGCCTCGCGCTGCTGGAACGCGCTGCCGGCCGGCTGGGTCAGATCGACGTCCGGCGGCGCTGCGGTAGACAAGTCGGGGCGCGCAACCATCGGCTGCGTCTGCAGGCTGCCAGGCACCCCGGGTGCGACGAGAGGCGATCCGGCGAACGGATCGTTCGGATCTAACCCTGCACCGGGTGCAGGGTTTGCCATGGTCGCCGGGGTCGGCGGGACAAACCCGGCAGCGGCTGCCGGGTTTGCGGCACCGGCGGCGGTCGCGGCGGCGGCGGCGCCCGCGGCGGCCGCGCGGGTCAGCGGGCCGGCACCGGGCGGCGCGACCGGCGGCACGGCCGGCGGGACGATGGCCGGGGAGGGCGGGGCGAGCGGATCGGGGGTCGGCTCCGCGGCCGGGCCGGCGTGGAAGATGCCGGCCGGGCCGCCCATGGCCAGGCCGGTCGCCGCGCCCACGCCGGCGCTCTCGCCGACGTTCTCGGACAGGCTGGCGCTCGGGTCGACGAAGGCGCGCCGCGCCACGTTGCCCGCGAACGCGCCGCCGCCTTCCTCGCCGCCTTCGGAGAGGAATTCGCCGGCGCCGGCCATGCCGACGTTCTTCATCAGGCCGCCGGCGCCCTGGCGCGCCGCGCCGCCGACCAGCGCCTTCTCGATCGCGGAGCCGCCGGGCAGGGCGTTGAGCACCGCCGAGATCGCGGTGGCCGGGCCGAACGAGGCGCGCGCGGCGCCCGTGGCCATGTCGCGGAACACCGCGGTCGGGTCCTCGCCGGCCTGCACGCGGGCCTGAAAGTCCGGGTGCGCGGCCAGTTCCTCGGCCGCCGTCTGCAGGGAGCGGTCGTAGGTGTCGCTCGCCACGCTGGCGCCTTGCTGCACGGCGCCGGTGCCCACGGCGACGCCGGTGCCCACGGTGCCGGCCATCTTGGCGGCCGCTGCGGCCGCGGCCTCACTCATCGGCCCGGCGGCCATGCCGCGCGCCATGGTGGCGGCGCCGGCGACCCGACCGGCGGCCATGCCGGGGACGAAGGACGCGGCGCTCTGCGCGATGCCGTCCAGCAGCAGCGTCGGGTCGGTGATGGTCTCCTTGAGGCCGGTCCAGCCCTTCTCGAGCATGCCGTCGGCGCCCTTCATCGCCTCGGCGCGCGCCTGCTGGTGGGCCTTCAGCTGGGGCGACATGCCCTCCTGCCAATACTCGCCCGCGTCCTTGCCGAGCGTGCGGACGCCGTTCTCCATGTCGCCGGTGGCCAGGCCGTAGGCGGTGCCCACGCCCTCGACCAGCCCGGCGGCGCCGGCCATCAGGCCGCGGCCGGTGTCGGCGGCCACCTGGCCCCAGCTGCGCTCACCCTGCGGCGCGGCCGGCGCGGCCGGCGCGGCGGCCGGCTCCGGCTTGTAGCCCACGGCCTGCGCCACCTGCTCGATCGGCAGGTCGGGGTAGTAGGCCTGGTGCAGCACGTCCAGCGCGTCGGCATCGCTCAAGCCGCCGAGCAGGTCGGGCATTTCTTCGCGCAGTTGGGCGATGTTCTTCATGTGCCGCTTTAGGAGTTTTGGACGAGGGCGAGCGCTTGCTGATGCTGCGTGAGGAGCGTCGCGGCCTTGTTGATAGCCTGTGGATTGCGCGAGGCGATGGCGTCCTGCAGGGCGCGCTTGGCGACCTCGAGCTCCGCGGAGTAGGTGGCGACCTGCTCGGCCTTGCGCTTCGCGTTCTTCTCGGTGATCTGGTTCAGCGTCGCGTCCGCGGTCGGCTTGGGCGCCATCGTGGCGGCCGGGGCCGGTGCCGGGGCAGGGTTAGTGACCACTGGGGGAGCGGTCGGCGCGGCCATGGCGGCGGGGGCGGGCGCTGCGCGCACACGTGCGGCGGCGGCCGCGGCGGTGCTCTCCGGGGTGCGCGGCGCGGGCGGCGCGGCGGGCGCGGCGGCGGCCGGAGCCGGCGCAGGGGCGGGTGCCGCTTGCGCTGCGGCAGGCGCAGGGGCGGGTGCCGCTTGCGCAGCGCCGCCCTTGCCCTTGCTCGCCGCCTTGATCTCGCGGTCCAGCGCGGCCAGGTCGCCCTCGATGCGGGCCACCGCGGCGTCGGCCTCGGCGCGCTGGTCGGGGGCCGTGGCCGCGGCCTGCAGCGCCTTGGCCTTGACGAGCTCGCCCTGCGCCTGGACCTTCTCCTGGTCGAGGATCGCCGGGCGGTTGGCGTCGAGCGCCTTCTGCTGCTCGGGCGACACGCGGGTGTCCGGGCCGCGGCCGCCGGCCATCGTGGCCGAAGGGGCAGCGGCCGGCGAGCGCACGCCCAGCGGGTCGGCGCCCGGCGCGGCGGCGGCGCCCGGCGGCGGCGCGTTGCGCGCGAGGATGATGCGCGAGCGCTTGACCGACTCGGTCAGCTGCTGGTTGAGGTTCTGCAGCACCTGCTGGGTGCGCGGGTCCTCGGGGTCGGCCAGCGGGTCGGTCTGGAGATCCAGGATGCGCTTGCGGTAGTCCTTGGCCTCGGCCTCGGCGGTGTCGTAGGCCTGGCGGTCGCGCTCGGGCATGCGGTCGACCGTCGAGCCGGCGCGGGTGCCCGCGTTCTGCTGCGCCACCTTGACCATGTCGCTCCGGTAGGCGTCGTTGGTGTTGGCGTTCTGCTCGGCCACCGCCACCGTGCGGTTCTGGTAGCTGGCGGTCTGCGCGTCCTTGGCCGCCTCGCGCGCCTCCTTGCGCTGGTCCTTGGCGGCGGCCGTCCACAGCTTCGGGTCGAACGCGCCGGACAGCTGGTCGACGAACTCGGGCAGGCTGGCGTAGTGCTGCGGGTTGCCCAGCGGCTTGCCGTCCTTGTCGAGGAACTGCACCGCGGCGCCGCCCTTGCCGTCCTCCTGCACGAGCACGTCGTTGCCGTCCTTGTAGCGCTTGTAGACGTCGGGCAGGGCGCTCCACCCCTTCTGCGCGAGCGGCGTCACGGCGTCGCGCCACGCGGTCTCGCGCTCCATGTCGCCCTGGGTCTTGGTCAGCTGCAGATCGGCCAGCTTGGCCTGGCGCACGTTCGCCTGCATCGCCAGCGCCTTGTCCGGCGCGCCGTTGGCCATGTAGGCCTGCGCCATGCGCTGGTTCTGCGCCTCGGGCGTGTTGGCCGCGGCCGCCGCGCTCAGGGCCTGGCCCTCGTCGGCGTAGCGCTGGCCACCGGCCATGAAGGTGCCGGCGGTCGGGTTGGCCGGCATCGCGTTGCCGTCGTCGTCGACCGCCGGCTGGTAGACCTCGCCGGGGGTGACGGCCTGCGGCTGCGCGGCCGCGCCCAGGTCGGTGCGCAGCTTGTCCTCGCGCGCCCACTCGGTGCGCTGGCGCTCGGCCTGCTCCTTGCGCAGCGCGCTGGCCTCGTCTTCCTTGTCCATATCGCGGCGGATCTGGTAGCCCCTGACGCCGCCCGAGGCGAGGCCGGCCATGAAGGCGAGTGCGTTGTTGCTCATGCGGGCTCCGTGGCGCGCACCAGGCGCGCGTAGTGGGGTTCGACGGCCACGCGGATCGCGCGCAGCCGTGCGGTGACGACAGAGGCGGCCACCGGGTGGTGGCGGCCGAGGTAGGGCAGGGCGCCGTGCTCGAGCCAGGCGGTGCAGTGCATGCAGTCCGGCGCCGACGTCAGGCCCTCGGCGTAGAAGGCGGGCAGGTCCCAGCCGTGCACGGCGATGTAGGTCTCGACGTCCTCGGCCGACCAGTGCCGGATCGGGTAGGCGATCGTGATGCCGTCCACGGCCTCGCCGTGGCGCACCGGGGACTTCGAGGCGTCGTCGTCGCGCTGGCCGCGCAGGACGAGCGTGATGCCGTCGGCCACCACGCGGCGGTGCATCGGCAGCATGTGCGAGGCAAAGCAGCACCAGTGCCGGTCGACCAGCGGCAGGCGGTCGACGCCCTCGAACGGCCAGTTCGCGCCGGCCGGCAGCACGTCGCTCGGCCAGCCGTGCTCCTCGGTCGTCGCCGGCGAGTTGCCGGCCACCTCGACGAAGCTCGGCACCGCAGCGCGCACGCGCGCGACGAGCGCCCGGGTCTCCGGGTAGGCGTCGCCGGTGTCGCAGTGGTAGACCGTGAGCACGTCCCACAGCGGGCGCAGCAGCAGCAGCATGGCCAGGGAGTCCCGGCCACCGCTGAACTGCAGCGCCACGCGCGGCGCGTGCTGGCGGATCAATTCCTCCAGCATCGCGGTCACATATAGATGGCGCCGGCCGTCATGGCCGAGCCGGCGAGCGAGCCCCACATCCCGGAGTTGTCGCCGGCCTGGGCCTGCTGCCCGTACAGGCTGCCGGCCGAGCTCATCAGCTGGCCCGAAGTGTTGAAGGCCTGCTGCATCCCCGGCATGCCGGAGGTGACCGCGGCCAGGCGGGAATTCGAGGAGCCGAGCGCGGCCTGACTCGCGCCGAGCGCCAGCTGCGCGGACTGGTTGCCCTGGTTGACCATCTGCGCGCCGCCGTTGGCCGCGTCGCTCATGCGCGCGTAGCCGATGTTCTCGACCTGCTGGCGGGCCACGTTCTGCGCGCCGGCCGAGGCCGCGGCGGTCTGCAGCGCGCCCTGCGTCTGCAGCGCCATCGCGGCGCCCGAGCCGGGGTTCACGCCCTGGCGCGCGAGGTTGCGGTTCAGCTGGTCCTGCTGGTTCGAGGACGCCATCTGCACGTCGGCGGCCGCGGCGCTCGCGGCGGCCGCACGCCGCTCCGGCGTGTCGTAGGCCATCGCCTCGGTCGACAGGCGCTCCTGGATCGGGCGGGTGTACTGCTTGTCGAAGGCGTACAGGTCCTCGGCGCGCCCGTTCTGCAGGCGCATCGTGTTCAGCTGCTCGCCGGAGATCGCCTCCGCCGTGTCGGCCGCCTTGGCGCGGTCGGGCGCCGTGGCCGCGTACTGATCCTTGAACCAGGCGAGCGACTCCTTCGCCAGTTCGGCCTGCATCTTCGCGGCCTTGCCGAGTTTCTTGCTGCCACCGCCGCCACCGCACATATCAGGCTCCTTGCTTCTGGATCTCGAGGTTCTTCAGGTATCCGCGCCACCCCTCGAGGTGCCACAGGTCGCGCAACCGCGGCGAGGCCTGCAGCGCGTAGTCGAAGCCGTGCAGCAGCTGGGCGCAGCGCAGCAGCAGGTTGATGTAGTCCGAGCGGATCACGTAGGCGATGCGCAGCCGCTCCTCGTCGTCGCCGGCCTCGAACGTGTTGGCGGTGCCCCAGGACAGGATGAAGCTGTCCATCACGGGCGCCAGCTGCTCGACGTGGGCGCGGTAGAACGGGTTGGTCGGGATCTCGACCAGCAGCGTGCGGAAGGCCTGGAGCACTTCGTCCGGCGTCACCGCGCGGTCGCGGTCGGCCAGGTCGTCGAACAGGTGGCACGCGGCGTAGACCTTGGCCACGAGGCGAGCCGCGTCGACGTCCCGAAGGACCGACAGTGCAATTCGCTCGAAGTGCTCGAAGTCGTTCACGGCTCAAGTGCCCACGCCCGCGTGGCGCAGGCTCTCGTGGATCGTCCCCGGCAATCCGCGGAAATCAACCCGGCCAGGCCAGCGCCGACACAGCTTCGGCGGTTTGCGCGGCATCCAGCGCCTCGCGCAGCGCGCGCCCGGTGGCGAACGCGGCCTGGACCTGCGCGCCCATGCGCAGCGCGACCTCGACCATCTGGCCGGCGGTGAGCGTGACGGACGAGTTGTCGTAGAGCGTGAAGTCGATCGTTGGCATGGCGCCGGGCTGGAGCTCGGCCGCCTGGGTCTGCATCAGCAGCGCCGCGTTGGCAATGCGCGCCTGGCTCACGGCGTCGCAGTCGAAGGTGCCGTACGGCGTGGCCAGCGGTGCGGCCTCGGCGGCCGCGCGCGCCGCCTTGAGCTCGGCCCACTTGTCGGCGCGGCGCTGCTCGAGCGTGCGCAGGTCGAGCCGGCCCGACTGCAGCACGCCGCCGGCGACGTGCCACTCGCCCGCAGGCCGCGGCGCGGCGAGCACGAGCGTGGTCAGCCCCTCGTCGGAGTGGTCCGGCGGGGTGGCGTCGTCGGGGCAGTTGCCGGCGAAGCGGATCACGCCCTCGGCGGTGTGGATGACGTAGTGCTTCATCGCTTGCAGCCCAGGGCGAACAGCGCGGTGCCGCGGCGCGCAATCGTGGTGCCGCTGGCGCCGACGGTGCGCGCCTGCAGCGAGACCGTCACGGTGCCGGTGCCAGGGGCCGACTTGAGCGCGAGCAGCGCTCCGGTGAGCGTGTCGTCGGTCAGGTTCAGGACGCGCTCCTCGTCGCCAGCGATCATGATGCGCACGTCCACGGAAGATGCCAGCCCGAAGGTGCCGGCAATCGTGGCCATCGCCGCGATTGGGTTGCCGCCGCTGTTGAGCGTGGTCGAGCACAGCGTCGTGTAGCTCGATCCCACCAGCACCGAGTCGGAGTTGGCGATCTCGGCCGCGGCGGTGACGGTGACGGCCTGGCCGGCGATGTTGGCGGTCTGCACCGCCACCGTGGTGGCCGTGAGCGTGCCGGCGAAGGTGCCGCCCGCGGCCGACAGGTTGCCGTTGAAGGTGCCGCCGGCCGCGGACAGGTCGCCGCTGAAGACGGCATTGCCGGCGTTGATGCTAAAGCCCGGCGCGGTGACGTCGCCGTCGCCGTCCACGCGGAAATACCTGCCGCTGGCCAGCCGGCCGATCAGCAGCCCCGACGCACTCAGGTGGTAGCCGGTGCCGCTGGCCGGCCACGCGAAGCCGGTGAACGCCCCGCCGTTGATCTCGCCGCGCAGGTTGACGTTGTTGGCGAACAGGCTGCCGCTGGAGGTCAGCATGAAGCCCGCCGACTCGCTGGCGTAGTTGCTCGAGCGGATGTCGGTGGCGTTGATCTGGATGCCGCCGATGGTCCCGTCGGCCGCGAAGATCGAGCCGCGCACGATGGCGGTGTTGAGCTCCAGCGTGCCGTCCGGGCGCAAGATCCAGCCGCCGGTGCCCGACACGTAGTTGGTCGAGCGCAGGTTGCCGCCGATGACGCCCGTGCCCGCCGTCAGGTGGATCGCGTTGAGGCTGGCGATCTTGGCCGACGAGATCGTGGCGTTGCCGATCATCGCGTCGGTGATCGTGCCGTTGCGGATAAAGGCGTTGTTGATGTACGTGCCCGCCGGCACGCTCACCCCGTTCAGCGTGGTCGTCGTCGTGGTGACGGCGAACGGCACGACGTTGCCTTCGCCGGACCCGGAGGGCGGGGCGATGGCGAACTTGTCGGCGCGGATGATGAAGTTGATCGTCGGCTGCGCGCCCGGCGCGGTGGTGCCGCTGATGCCGTAGCCGCCCACCTTGCCGCCCACGTCCACGCGCAGGCTGTACTGCGCGCCCAGGTAGCCGGTCTCGCTGGCGCGGGTCGTGATCTCCTGCTGCACCGAGGCCGACAGGGGCGTGGTGCTCGGCTCGCCGACCGCCACCCAGTCGATCTCCCAGGTGCTGGTGGCGTCGCTCACGAGGTCGATGCGCAGGCCGCGGATCTCGTTGCTGACCCAGTCGGTGCCGCCGGCGGTGAGCGCCGTCATGTCCCACTCGAGGACGTTCCACGCGGCGAGGTCGGCCGGTGCGGGGATGTTCTTGACGAAGCCGGAACTGATGGTGTGGCCGGCGGTCTGGTAGTACAGCGCCCCCTCCCACGCGCCGGTGCCGGCGGTGCGGCGCACGCGCGCGCGGACCCGCGTGTTGCGCGCGCCGTCGAAGCGCTCGGCGGTGACGAAGGTCTTGCCGAACGTCGCGTTGGCCGCGCTCGGCTGCCAGATCAGCACGCCGCCGACGGGGGAGAGCCCCGCGCCGGTGGCGCTCCAGCCGTCCGGCGCGCTGTCGAAGCCCCAGTAGCGCGCCGTCTTCATGCCGATGTCGCCGGCCACCTGGCTCTGCACCGTGGTGACGAGCGCGGCGGCGGCGCTGGCGTCGGCTCCGGCCTGCTCGGCCAGGGTCTGCACGGTCTGCACGCGCGCGGCCACCGAGCCGGGGAGGGTGAGCGGGCCGTCGATCAGATCAATGCGCGCGCCCAGCGCCGAGTACAGCTGGCTCTGTGTGATCTCGCCGGACAGCGCCTCCAGCAGCTTCGTGACGTCCTGGCCGGTGGTGGCCTGCGCGCCGTTGGCGCCGCCCGCCGGCGTGGCCGACTCGACGCCGTCGGCGCTCTGGAACTTCAGCCAGATGCACCAGCGCGTGGCCGGCTCGGTCGACAGCGCGTAGCTGGTGAGCGCGTGCGGCGCGACGCCGACCAGGATCGCCTCGCTGAAGGTCGGCGCGCTCAGGTCGTCCTCGGGCCAGGGCTTGCCGTAGACGTTGGTCTGGCCTGGCCCGTGGCCGACCGTGTAGGCCGCCACGTCCCAGCTGACGTAGATTTCGGTGAGGCCGGCCGTCACCACCAGCCCGACGGGCGTGGGCGGCGGCGTCAGGTCGGGCGCTTCGCCGGCGCCGGGCGGGTTGATGACGATGGTGCCGCCGCCCCCCGTGCTGCCGCCGGTGCCCACGTCGATGACGACGGTGCCGTCCGGGCCCGGAACCACGTCGCGCACCGTGAGCCCGCGGTCCAGCGCGTCGCCGCGGTAGCCCAGGTAGGTCTGCACGGCCTCGCGCATCGCCTCCAGGAACGGGCGCATCTTCCCGGCCTCCGGCGGGATGCTCGGCAGGTCGCGCCGCACGCTCATACCGCGGCGAGCTCGGTGACGGACTCGGCCAGCGCCACGCCCTGGATCGCGCGCCCGGACGGCGCCTCGAGCTCGACCTGGTAGTCGAGCGCCAGGTAGCCCGAGGGCATGCCGAAGCTGTCCGGGCCGGTGACGGTCTTGGTGAACTTCAGCGCGCCGTCGGCGAACAGGCGGAACGTGACCGGGTAGGCGTCGGCCGTCACCTCCGCGTAGCCGAGGTTGATCGGCTGTGGCATGCGCAGGCTCTTGGAGCGCCAGCGCGCGGTCATGAAGCCGGCGCCGGCGTCCCACTTCACCACCGACGTGCCGCTGATGAGGTACATCGCATCGGTCAGCGGGTCGCTGTAGGCGCCCGCGTAGCCGGTGTCGAGGAAGTAGATGCCCTGCGGGTTCACCGGGTCGAGGAAGAAGCCTTTCCAGCCCGCGCCCGAGTCGTAGAAGCCGAAGTACAGGCCCTCGTAGCTGCAGCCGACGATGGTGTCCGGGGTCAGCGCCTGCCAGTCCTCGCGGCGCATGAGGCCGCTGGTGATGACGCCCGGCGCGCGCGCGTCGCCGACGTAGCACAGGCCGTCCGGGGAGGCGTAGACCACGCCGTGCCCGAACGAGACCACCGAGGTGTTGCTGATGCAGGCCTGGTCGATCGGGACCGTGCGCTCCTGCATCGCGGTGGGCTCGCTGCCCTCGATGTAGCGCGGCCGGCCGGTGGTCAGCACCACCAGGGTCTGCTGGTAGGTGGCCAGCGCGACCGGGGTGTCGTTGTCGATCAACGTCTCGTAGGCGATCGGCCAGGCGTAGGGCTTGAACGGCTCGCAGTAGCGCACCGAGCGCCCGGTGATGCCCGCGAGGATGCCGTTCCAGCAGCCGGTGAGGCTCGTCAGATCCGCCGGCGGCGTGAGCCAGGTCGTGCTGGGCAGCACCTCGCCGAGCGCGCGCGCGTCGTCGGTCGTGCTGGCCGCGCCGATCGCCACCTCGCGCAGGAAGAAGAAGGTGGTGGCGCCGCTGGTGCCGGTCTGCGTGCGGTAGATCCGCTGCAGCGTGATGCCGTACAGGCCCACCGGCGGGTCGCCGAGACCGTTGACGGTGATGATCGCGCCGGGCTTGCACACGATCGCCGCCGACGGCCCGGAGGGCGCCGACTCCTCGCCCTTGTCGGTCACGAAGGTGCGCACGTAGAAGCGCGTCTCGTCGTCGCCGGTGCCCGCCGTGGTCTGCACCAGCGTGGGCACGGTGAGCGGTGCCGGCACGCCCAGGATGCGAGACACCGTCGGGTAGGGCGGGGCCGCAAGCCCGATCACGTTGTCGGTGACCTTGGGCACGCCGACGTTGTCGGTGTAGTAGGTGCGCTCGGAGGTGTCGGCGGCGATGAAGCCGCGCACCAGGTGGGCCACGTTGGGGAACGACAGCCAGTAGGTGCTGTCGCTCGCCGTGTCGCGGCCCATGCGGTAGATCGTGCGGCGCCCGCTCGGGATGGTGGCGACGACGTTGGGCAGCTTCCAGCCGCGCAGGTCGCCGCGGCCCGGCTTCTGGTTGGCCGAGTCGACGCCGATGCTGTTAGGCAGCAGCCGCGCTTGCAGCGCGCGGATGGCCCCCGCGAACCCGTCCAGCGCGATCCGCATTCACTTCCCCCAGTCCCGCGTGCGTCCCCAGCTGGACAGGCCGACCAGGCACTCGAGGCTGCCGGGCCGCTCGCGGCAGAAGGTCGCCGCGGCGTGGCACATCGTCAGGTCATTGGGGCTGGGCGTCTGCAGCCCGCGCACCGCGAACACGGCACTCTTGGGCACGTCGATCTGCCGGCCGTCGGCCAGCGCGAACCGCTCGACCTTGGCCTCGATGGCGGCGCGGCAGGCGCTGCGCTTGGGCTCGGGCAGCTGCTCGCAGCCGGCGAACGGATCGGCCAGCTGGTCGCACAGCCCGCGCACCATCTGCGCGGCGCACTTGGCGAACATGGGCCCGGTAGCCGGCTCCGCGGAGGCGGCGCGGCATCGCACCTGCTCGCCGACGTCGGGCAGGAAGCTGCAGTCGTCCCCCGGCGCCGCGAGCGCGACGTTGGGGGCGAGCAGCGCGAGAACGAACAGGCTTACGCAGGCGAGGAGGTGCTTCATGCCGGGAAGATGTAGAGGGTGTTCGGACGGTTGTCGGCGTTCTGATTGAAGATGTCGAAGCTGGTCGGGCCCTCGCCGGCCGGGCGCGCGACCTTGCCGCCCCAGTAGCGAATCCAGACCTTCTTGTTGGTCGAGTCGAACCAGTACGCGCCGGCGCTGGTGGCCGAGGAATGGCTGTCGACCGCCGCGCGATCCGAGACCGCCGTGTAGGCCTTGGCGTTGGTCCAGCTGACGTCGGGGAACGGCTTCTGGTCCAGCTGGTGGCCGGAGTAGACGAACACGCGGCAGCCGGCCCCGTCCCACGGGATGCCGATGACGAAGGTGTCGTCGGCGTCGTCGGCGTTGTAGACCGCCCACTCGCTCCACAGCTTCGGCGTGGCGGTGATGCCCAGCGACAGGCTGTAGCGCTGGTTCTTCAGCAGGCCGATGAAGCGCTTGTAGTGGCCGTTGGCGCCGCGGTCGCCGCGCGAGATCACGTACTGCGCGACGTTGGCGAAGCTCGAGTCCAGGCGCCAGCAGTTGAGCTCGCTGATGCGGTCGTCGATCTTGTACGTGCTCGCCGTGCGCGCGGTGCCGACCGTGGCCACCACGTCGGTCTCCATCGTGATTTCCATGAGCCCGTAGACCTTGTCCGGGGTCATCACGAAGTACGGGTCGGTGGTGGCCGCGCCACCGTAGCCCATGATGACGGGCTGCGTGGTCGACAGCGCGCCGGTGTAGTAGGGCAGGTTGAGCGTGCGCCACCAGCCCGGCGTGCCCGACGGGTGCCACCAGCCCTGGTAGTCCTTGTCGGCGGGCGTGAGCGAGGAGTTGAAGCCGGGCGCATCGGTCTCGCCGGAGGTGAGCTTGCGGTGACTCCACTCACGCGAGCGCACGCCCGGATCGGCCGAGAGGAACTTGCAGCCGGTGTGGTGCTTGTAGCCCTGCTCGATCACGTTCTGGTAGAAGTCCGCGGACTGGTTGGCGCCCGCGGTGACCTCCGACCTGCCGGCCTTGCTGTCGAAATAGGTGGCGCTCGCCCCGTCGGCGGGCCGCGAAGGCGGGAAGTTGATGAACAGGCAGTCCTGGTTCACCTGGGTGTTGTGGTAGCTCGCCGCGCCCGCGCGGATCGGCGTCGAGGTGTTCTGGTGCGAGGTGTTGTGCAGCGAGACCCCGCACAGCAGCGCGCGCCGCAGGAAGCCCGCATTGACGTTGCCGTTGAAGATCGTGGTGCGGCAGTCGGCGGCCGTGACCTCGAGATACTCCGGGACGCCCACCCGGTTGAAGTACCCCATGCCGTCGGCCTTGTAGATGTGGAAGCCCTTGAGCAGCTGCGGCCGCACCCAGTTGCCATCCGGCCGGTCGTTGTCGGTGGGGAAATAGAAGTTGCCCGAGACCAGCGTGCCGGTCATCGAGCCCTCGACCGCGCCGCGTTCGTCGGTGACGTGGCCGCCGTTGAGCACCGGCAGGCCGCGGTGGCTCATCGAGGTCATGTTCTCGATGCGGCCAGGACGGCGGTAGGTCGGGGTCTCGCTGACGTCGCGCGACAGGCCGAACGCGCGCCCGGCCGGCGACTTCCAGATGCCGCGGCCGCAGTTGATGGCCGCGCCGTCGTAGCAGTCGCCGCCGAGGTTCGTCAGCCAGAAGCCGGCCGCCTCGGTCTCGTGCGCCTTCAGCTGCAGCGTGGCGCTGGCGGTGATCGGCAGCACCTGAGAGGCCACGCAGCGGGCGAAGACGTAGCGGAGCTCGCTGCCGTCCTCGAGGTTGAAGGCGTGGCCGGCGCAGTTGTGCACGACGGTGTCGGTGACCACCCAGCCGCACGCGCCGTGGTTCTGGATGCCGTGCTGGGCAGAGAAGTTGATCGCCACGCCCTTGACGTACTGCTTGGACGGGTTCACGTCGCCCAGGAATGTGCCGTCCGAGGGGAACGTGCTGCCGTCCGGCGTGCTGAACGACGGCATGTGGTTGTGCACCGCATAGCGCCCGTGGCGCCCGCGCTGGCCGCAGCGGTAGAGCTCGACCTGGTCGAGGATGAACGTGGACTCCAGGCCCATGTTCATGATGTGCACGCCGAACCGGCCGTTGGTCGTGTCCTGCCAGGCGGTGTCGTCCGCGGACTCGAACGTGATCTCGCGCGAGAGGTTCAGCACGTAGGCGCGTTGGTCGACGATGCGCGGCACGCCGACGACGTGCGGCGTGTAGCCGGCGTCGGTGAGCGAGAGCGCGCCCAGCAGCCGGCCGTTGGCGTCGGTGCCGGTCTCGGTGACGTACTGCTTGGCGCCGCAGCGCGGGCGCAGCAGGCTGCCCGACAGCGTCACGGTCTTGCCGACGATGTCGATGGCCGAGATCGTGAACTCCTCGTTCGCGGCCTTGGTGCCCGAGTAGTTGTAGTAGTCGGTCGTGGTGACCACTACCGTGTCGCCGACGGCCCAGCCGGTGGGCACATGCTCGAGCGGCATCACGTTGCCGGTCACGGTGAGCGTGCCGTTCGTCTGCAGCAGGCGCGTCCAGGCCAGCTTCTCAGGGCCCTTGAACTCGAAGTGCGCGCCGGCCATGTTGCGCACGCCGCGCGCCTTGCCGTCGTTGAGGGAGCCCTTGCGCTCGACGCGCAGGGTGCGCGTGTTGCCGGCCGCCCAGGGCGTGGTGCCGGCGGTCGCCAGGAACCGCACCTTGTTGTTGAACAGGGTGCCGACCGTGCCGCTGGCGAAGTTGGCGCCGCTGACCGTGCCCGAGACGTTGAAGTTGGTGGCGCTGGTCCAGGTGACGGTGATGGTCTCGTCGGCCGTGGGCGGGGTGCTGGTCGACTGCCAGAGTCGCTTGAGCACACCGTTGCCGCCGGCGCTCGCCGCAGTCTCGTCGACCATGTAGGCGTTGACCTTGCCGACCTCGGCGCCGTTGAGGATCGTGCGCACCTTGCGGCCGGTCACGCGGCGGCTGCCGTCGGGGGTCTCGACGTACTTGCCGTTGTTGGTGATGCTCTTGGCGGTGAGCGTCTGCGCGGCCGCGGCCGAGTAGGAGAGCTTGCCGTTGACGGTGATGTCGCCGAACGCGATCGCGGGGCTGGTACCCAGGTCGTAGACGTAGTGCGCGTCCGAGGCGATCGTCAAGTCCTGGCCGTTGGTCAGCGACAGGCTGGACATGAGCGTGCCGCTTCCGAACCCGTCGGAGCCGGGCGGCACCTCGGGCGGAAGCGGCGAGCGCCGCAGCATGCGGCGGGACGCGACGGCGCGGTTACGAAGGACAGCCATCTCAGGCCACCCGCGTCCACACGCCGTCGACGCCGTCGAAGCGCAGCGAGAAGCCCTGGGACTGCTCCACCGCGGCCGGCAAGTCCGGGTGCTTCTCGATGGTGAAGCCGCCCTCGCCGACGATGGTCACGTCGCCCGCGCCGCGGTTCACGCCGTACAGCGTGTCGCCGTCGATGTAGCCGGTGTTCGCCACGGTGAGCGTCACCGGGGTGGCCGACTTGATGACTTGCTCGAGGTTTGCGTGCACCGCGCGCGAGAGCGTGGTGCTGGCGGTGATGCGGCCGGGCACCGGCAGGTTGCCGGATGCGTCGCCGATCACGAGGTTGTAGAAGCCGCCGCCGGCCCAGCCGGTGGTGTAGAAGCGCGCGATGGCCACGTTGGCCTTGGTGTCGCGCACCATCGCAAAGTAGGGGCTGAAGTCGCCTTGGGGCATGCTGGCCGAGACCACCGTGCCCGAGTCGGTCGCGCCGGTCAGCAGGTGCGTGACCTTCCAGCGCATGTAGCGCGCGGCCGCGCCGATCTGCGGCACCGCCTCGAACTCGATTTCGTACGGGTTCGTCTCGTTGCCGACCAGCGGGAACGAGGCGCCGAGATCCTTGATGAGCGTGGTGCCGAAATAGAGCTTCAGCCGGTTGTCGGTGTCGGTGCTGTCGAGGTAGAAGCCCCACTTCGTGCCGGTGTAGGCGCTCGGCTCCGCGCCGGCGGCGGGCGTGTTCTGCAGGAAGCCGATGAAGGTCGGGCAGCCGGTGAGCGCATCTGCCACCGCGAACGTGACGATGCTCTTGAAGCCGCCCTGCGTCAGGTCGCCGGTGACCGAGTGCGGGAAGCGCACGCGCGGCTGAATCATCACGCGCGCCTGCGTGTTCGCCGTGGCTGCGGTCTCGTAGCCGGCGCGGCCGCGCGAGTTCCAGCTGTTCGTCGGGTTGGCCGGGCCGGCGCCGACGTAGGTGCCGGCAGTGCTCAGGGCGCCGACCTGGGGGCCGAAGCCGCTGAACGCCGTGGCGCCCGGCAGCAGCATGAACGACTTGCCGTCGGTGAGCTTGCCGGACACGGCGGGGCTTGCGACGTTGAGCACATTGCCCGTCAACGTCGCAAGACCCGTCACGCTGAGTGCGCCTTGCTTGCTCGCGATCTGACCGCCCAGGGTGGTGGACAGGTTGTCGTAGAGCGTGGTGACGTCGGCCGAGTTGGCCTTCGCCGCGAGCGCGTCGACCACCGCGTCGACCGTCGGCGGCACCGTGCTCGAGCCGGGCGTCAGGCTGTCCTGCGCCGCCGAGCCGCCGCCGCCACTGCCGGGGTGGACGTGGTCCGCACGCGCGAACTGGAGGGACACGCCGGAGTCGGCCGTGCCGTTGGCAAGCGGGTCCGCGTCGGAGGCCTGGCCGATCACGAAGGCGGTGGTCGCCACCTTCGTGCCGTTGTCGTTGACCGACGGCGTGGGCGCGTTCACGTTGCCCGTGAACGTCGCGTTGTCGATTGGCGCCCGCAGGTTGATCGCGGTCTGCTGGGCCGCGCTCTCGGTGTTGAGCGCCGTGAAGTTGCCGTCGACCTCGGAGGGCGTCAGGTTGCGGCCGAGGCCCGCGCGGAGAGTGAGTGCTGCCATGGGGCGTTCCTGTTAGGCCGAGACGTAGCCGGGGTCGACGTAGCCCTCGTCGACGTAGCTGTTGTCGCCACCGACGTTGAGCGTCAGCACGCCGCCGACGATTGCCCCGGTGAACCCGGAGCCGAAATTGATCGTGTGGAAGGCGCCGAGCGCGGCACCCGCGATGAGAAAGGCGAGCAGCGGCTGCTTCGCGTCGAGCGCGGCCTGCAGGCCCAGCACGGTCGAGATCGCCTGGGTGTGCGCGGACGCGGCCTTGCCGTTGAGCTCGGTCTGCAGGCCGTTGACGTTGGCGATCTCGTGCGTGTGCGAGACCGGCGCCTTGCCGGCCAGCGCCGCGTCCAGGCCGCTCACGTTGGCGGTCGTGTGGACGTGGCCCACGTCCGCCTTCGTGGCGTTGGCGTTGATGGCGGCCGTCGACAGCGGCAGGTCCGCCGGCGCCAGGTTGGCCACCTGCGACAGCCCGACGTCGCTCTTGACCAGCGCCACCGCGCCCGTCTTGCCGGCCACCGAGGTGACGGGCGAGGATGGGTAGGCCAGCTGGCGCCACGCGGTGATGACGTTGCTCGGCGTGCCGACGCAGATCCAGGTGTTGGACAGGTCGTTGCGGATGACGAAGTCGCCCTGGTTGGCGACCACGGCCAGCATCGCGGCCTCGTTGGAGACCTCGCCGCGGAACGTGGTGGCCGACAGGTTCGGCAGCTGGCTCGATGGCACCTTGCCATCGCCGCCCAGGCCGGCCACGCCGCCCGCCAGGCCGACCGCGGTGAGCGCCAGCTTGGCGTCGAGCGCAGGCTGCAGCCCGACAACCGAGGAGATCGCCTGCGTGCCGGTGTGCGTGGTGCGGTCGCGCAGCGCGGCGTCCGCGGCGTTGACCGTGGCGCCGGCGGCGATGCCTGCCAGCTTCGTGCGCTCGGCGCTGGTGATGCCATCGGCCAGCGCCGCCTTGGCGGCCAGGGCCGCGGCGACCGCGCGGATGGAGGGCGCGTCGACCTGGCTGTTGCTGTCCAGCGCGTCGATGACGTTGACCGCGCCGCTGGGGCCTTCGCCGCCGCCGCCGCCCTCGCGCACGCCCCACACCGTCACCTCGAGCACGACGCTGCGCGTGAGGCCGTTGGCGCCGGTGGCGGTGACGGTGACTCGGTAGGTCTCGCCGTCGTCGCCGCCGTTGAGGTTCAGGACGACGACGTCACCCTGGATCGAGTGGTTCTCGATCAGGTCGGGCGAGTCGCTGACCGTGAAAGCGAGCGGGCGCAGCCCCGGCGAGACATCGGGCAGCTGGGCCCAGTCGCCGAAGTTGAACGGGTACTGGACGACCTCGTTCGCGCGCTTCGTGATGCGTTGAAGTTCGCGCATGGTCAGTAGAAGCGCACGCCGCGCTGGGTTGCCCGCGCGTAGGCGCGTTCTGCGATCCGCGCCTGCGAGGCGGTCTCGAGCTTGAACAGGCCGGCGTAGTAGTCGGCCAGGCCCATGTCAGTCCACGGCTGGCCGGGGATGCGGAACAGCTTGCAGAGCGCGCCGTGGGCGATGTGCTGCGCGTGGTGCGCGAACACCTTGTCGTCGAACGTGAACGCGGCCTGCGAGGGCTTCAGCTGCGCGAACACGTCCAGCGCCTGGTCCTGGTTGGCCGGCGGCTCGATGCGCAGGGTCTCGCGGTCGACCAGCCACGCGGTCGGGCGCGTCACGTACATGCGCCGGCGCTCGACGCCGCCAGGCCCGCCGCCGGCGATCTCGGTGCGCTCGTCGTCGATGCGCACCTCGAGCAGCTTCACCAGCGCCGCCTGGTCGTCGATCGGCAGCGCGTACTCGTTGCGGTGCGCGTCGGTCAGCAGCGTGTCCAGCCGCTCGACCCACACCGCGGCGTCGTCGCAGAACTCGATGGCCGCCTGACGGACCTGGAAGTCGATCGTCTGCGTCGGGCAGTTGCCCACCAGCGGCAGCACGTAGGGGTGGAAGCCGTCGAAGTTCACGACGCAGCCCCCAGCGGTTCCGGCGCGAACGGCAGGAACTTGAGGTTGGGGCTGTGGCCCGTCAGCGCCGCCACCTTGGCGTTCAGCGAGCCGGTGAACAGGCTGGCGAAGGTGCTCGCCTTCTGGTCGTTGCCGGCGAACTGCGCGTTCTTCATGTAGGCGCGCGCCACGACGTAGTTCACGACGTCGTCGATGAACTCGTCGCGCAGGTTCAGCTTCGTGGCGCTGGCGCCGTCGTAGCGGTAGAGCTCGCTGCCGGGCGCGCCGGTGTTGGCGTAGCGCGTGGGCTGCGCGTTCCACGCGGCCTCGACCCACACACTGCCCACCGCGGGCACGCCGGGGCTCACGTAGAAGTAGAGCGGGGTGTTCGGGTCGTAGGTGAATTGCCGGACCTCGGTGCCGCTCACCTGGTGCCAGCTGGGGCTCTGCGAGTCCAGGATCTCGCGCTGCACGACGCGGATCGTCTTGCCGGGGGTCAGGCCGTCGGTGCCCATGTTGCGCGGCAGGCCGAGCAGCTGCGTGCCGAGGATGGCCGCGGCCGGCGTCGTGCCGTCACCGGGCTTGCAGTCCGCGGCGGCCACGCTCTCGATGGACTGGCGCGTGCCGGGCTTGAGCTTGATCGCGTCCACGCGCGAGCAGGCCGAGGGCAGGAACTTGCAGATGGCGAGCTCGGCATCGCCGAGCCAGTTCACAAGCTCGCGCTCGGGGTGCCGCGTGTACTGTGGGTCGACGTCCTGCAGCAGGACGCCCACCCGCCAGAGCGCTTCACGGACGGTCAGGGTGGCGGCCACAGGGGTCCTTAGCGGTCGTACTGGCTGTAGGCGACGTAGCGCAGCTGCTCGCGCAGCTTCTGGTCGCTACAGCGACCGATCTCCGAGCGGCTCAGTCCGCGCGCATGCGCGAGTCGGCGAAGGTCGTCGCCCTGCAGCTTCTCGGGGTTCTCGCGCTCGGCGTGCGACAGCGAGGCGTAGTCGTAGGGGCGCACCGGCTCCGGCTCGGCGGCCGGGGCCACCGCGATGGGCTCCTTGTGGGAATCCACCGCGCTGGCCCCGAGCTCGTCGGGCACAGCAGGGGCTTGCGGAGCGCCTTTCGGCGCCCCGTTGCGCTGGCCTCGGGGCATGTCGCTTACGCGAACGCGGTCTCGGCCGGGGCCGCGACGACGAACAGCGTGACGCGGATCGTGCCGCCGGTCGTGAGGCCGGTTGCAGCCGCGGCGACCTTGAGGCCAACACCTTGCTCGCTCGTCTTGGGCAGCACGCCCGAGAGCGACTTCGCCGCGCGCGCCAGGCCGCCGGCTTGGCCGACGGTGGAGGCTGCGAAGAACTCGCTGCCGATCGTGCGCGAACCGAGCACCGGGTCGCCGAAGCGGCCGGTCAGGATGCCCGCGTCGAGCGTGATCGTGGTGCCGGTGTCCATGTCCGGCGCGCTCACGACCAGGTCCACCGGGATATGGCCGGCGGGCAGGCCGACGAATTCGATGATGTCGTTCAGCGCGAGGCCGGCCGGCACCACGAATTCGCCAGTGATCGCGGCGACGTCGACGCCACCACGGGTGGCAGGGATCGCCTTGTTGGCGATCACCTGCACGGATTGAAACAGTGCCATTTCAGGCTCCTTTCAGTGTGTCAGGTGGATCGCTTAGACCGCCGCCGTGTAGGCGTGGTCGACGGCGATCATCCCGGTGTCGCGGGCAGCAGCGCCGTTGACCGGGGTCATGAACGAACGGTCGACGCCGAAGATCATCAGGAACGTGATGACCTTCTCGAAGCCGCGGTCGTCCTCGTCCTCGTCGAGCTCGATGGCCAGGCCCGAGTCCATGTTCTTGGTGCCGTGGGCGATGACGCCCGCGTTGGCACCGGCGAAGATGGAGCGCATGGCCGCGACGTTGGAGCCCGCGCCGTAGTCGCTGAACTTCACGCCGACATCGACCTCGTCGACCAAGACGCCGTTGAACCAGCCGGCGCCGCCCTTGAACAGCTCCGACTCCTTGCCGATCGCGTTCGTCAGGGCCTTCTGCGCCTCGAACCAGCCTTGCGTGCCGGTGTCGTCGCGGATGTCCTGCATGCCTTCGGGCATCGTGACCAGGGCGTAGAGCTCCTTGCCGTTGCGCTGGATCTTCTCGATCCGCTGCGAGCCGCCGTCTTGCACGCCGCCAAGCATCTTCTTGGCCTTGGTCTGCAGCTTGTTGATCGTGGCAAGCGTGAGCTTGTCGCCGACCACCAGCGTGTTCTTGACCTTGTCGCCGGCGGTGCCGACGAACAGGTGCGCGCTATCCGGCGCGCGCAGCGCGTTCGGGTAGCCGGCGTAGGTCAGCGGCAGGTGCGTGAACTCGGAGCCGACACCGCGCGAACCGGCGAGGTGAGCAGCGATGTACTCCTCGTACAGTTCCTTGATGTAGTCCGTCAGGCGCTGACGACCCTGAGCCTTCAGGTTCACGTCGGTGCGCTTTTGGTCCATGCGCGTGCCAACGTTGACGCCTTGGCGGATCACGTTCACGCGCATCTTGTGCGTGGCGAAGTCCAGGCGCATTTCCTTGCCGGCCAGCTTCTGGTTCTCCACGACGGGAGCACCGCGCAGCTTGGCGACGAGGGTGGTGGTGACTTCATCGCCAGCGCCGCTGTCGAGGTCGGTCTTCTTCACGATCAGCGAACGCGAACCTTCTTCGCCGATGTGGCGCGACCAGTAAGCGTTCTTGACGGAATCGGTGCCGACTTTCATCGCCCACGCCTTGCGGGTGTGCGGATCGGTCGGGAGAACAGAAGTGCGTGCCATGAAACCTCCTGTGGTGAGGCACATGGCGCACTTCCTGCGCGCCTGGACCGGGCAATTAAGCCCGGCGGGTTAGGTGGGGCGCTTCGCTGCTGCGTCTAGGCGTTCGATGGATACACCATCTCCAGCTTCGATTCGCAGGCGCGCGCGGCGCCCCGACTTGCGCTCGAGTGTCAGCTTGACTTTCTCGTTGTCAACGCCGAGAGCGCCCGTATGGAGCGTGAATTGCACAGATTCGCCATCTGCCAATTCGTGGACCGCGCATCGCTGCTTCTTCACTTCGCTTCTCGCTGCTTTCTTATTCGCCCATTGCGCGCTGCTGCTGCGCGGGGGTCATGCGGCTCCACAGCTTCTCGGCCGCGGCGCCGGTGGCGGCCGCCCATTGCGCCTCGAGGTCGCCGCCGGCGTTCGCACGCTCGGCCGCGGGCAGGTCGCGCAGCGTGACCGGCGGGGCAGGGGGCTTCGCACGTGCGGCGGCGGGGGGCGGCGCCGGCGCGGGCGCCGCGGCGGTCTTGCCGTTGAGCAGCGCCACGACGCGGTGCGCCTCGCGCGCCTGCGCGGCGAAGGACTTGCCGCGCCACGTCGGGTCCAGCGCGAGCACCTGCAGCTGCCGGTCGAACGAGTGCGCGTGCTCGGTGGGCTTGTCGGCCGTGCCGTAGTCGATGCCCTGGGCCTTGGCGGTGGTGCGCACCTGCTCGATGACGGCCAGCGCCTGGTTGCGCGCGAACTGCTCATTGGCCTTGTTCATCGCCTCGGCGACGGCGGCCTCGCGCTGCAGGCCGGCGATCTGGTCCTGCAGCGGGCGCTCGATCTTGGCGAGATCCTTCAGGTCGATCTCGCCGGCCTCCCACCGGACGCGGGCCTCGTCGATCGCATCGCGCAGCGTGTTGACCTTGGCGTCGAAGTCGGCGGGCGCCTGGCCGACGAGCACCGGCGCGGGCGGCACGTCGATCTCGGGCGTTTCTTCGCCCCCTTCGGCGGGGGGTTCCTCGGCGGCGGCGGCCGGCGCTTCCTCGGCCGGCTTGTCGTCTGCGGGCTTGTCGTCGGCGGGCGCTTCCTCCTCGGCCGGCTTCTCCTCGGCCTCGGTGTTGTCGCCGGGGATCTCGTCGGCTTCTTCGGCGTCGGGCGCCTCGTCACCGAACGGGTCGTTGCCGGCTTCCTCGGCGGCATTCATGGAGCGGGCCATCTCCTGCTCGGAGGCGGTCATGGCGGCGATTTCTTGGGGGCTGTACATGGGGGGGGTCCTTTCAGAGGGTTTCAAAGCGGTCGAGCATGTCGTCGCGGTGCGCGCGCAGGTGCTGCAGCACGTCGCGGCGGATGGCGCGCTCGACTTCCTCGGGGATGTGGCCGTAGCCGATGTCCTTGACGATCGAGGCCTGCCACCCGTAGGTGGCCAGGTTCTCGACCTTCTCGATCACCTCGTCGATGCGCTCGATCTGCGAATTCAGAACGATGCCGGCGGTCAGCTGGTCCGGTGTCACGGCTGCACCTCGGGGATCGGATTGCCGTCGTGGTCCAGCTTCATCGTGGCGGCCTCGCCCTCGATCAGGCCGGCGCGGCGCAGCAGGTGCTCGCGCAGCGCGGCGCCCGAGGCCGCGGCGAACTCGGGCGTCATCGGCACGACGTCCGACGCGAGCTCGAGGTCGTCGGTCAGGTACATCGGCGGCTCGTCCGGGCCGCGGCCAATGGCGGCGTCGACCTTGAAGCGCAGCACGGTGCCCTCGGCGCGCATCAGCACACCCTCGAACCACAGTTCGATCTCGGCGATTCGGTCGTCGCCCAGGTTCTTCGGCATGCCGACGATCTCGGCCGCGTCGACGCCCTCGCTCATCAGGGTGTAGACCAGCGACTGCAGCGGGTTCTCCTGCGCGCGCAGCTGCTCCTGGTAGTCGTCGTAGGTGTCTTCGGCCAGGCGGGCGAAGCGCGCCTCGTCGGCCTGCAGCTGCGCCTCGTAGGCGCGCCCGGCTCTCCAGAAGTCCTTGTCGTGGCGCTCGTAGGGCTGGTCGGCCAGGATGAGGTCCTCGGCCTCATCGAACGCCTCGGTCTCGTCGGCGTCGAAGTCCTCGATCAGCGGGTCCGGCAGCCACTGCGGGCGCGGGATGTCGACCGGGTCCGGCTCGCCGCCGCCCCACGGGGCGTTGGCGATGTCGGCGGGGGTGAAGTCGTCGGGGTGTTCGATCATTGCGCCTCCTGCGCGTTGATGGCCGGCGGCCAGGTGTTGGGGATGGGGTCACGGGCGGGGCCGCCGACGCGCTGCATGCCGGGCACCGCCGGCGGCGACTCGGTGCCGATCAGCGGGCCCTCCCAATTGCGGCTCACCGATGCGCCGCAAGGTGCGTTGTGGCTCATGGATTGCGATCCGTGACTCACAACGGCGCCCCTTGCGGAAACCCGGCAGCGGCTGCCGGGTTTGCCATGCCGGGCATCTGGCCGGCCAGAGCCGGGTCCATCGGCTGCTCGAGCTCGGGCGCCGCGACGTCGAGCACGCCGGGCGCGTTCTGGTCCTCGAAGCCGGCCGAGGACAGGAGCTCGTCGGCGATCGGCATGACGCCGGGCGTGACGGCCAGGATGCCGGCGCCCTGGGCGGCCGAGAGCAGCGCTTCCAGGCGGGTCGCCACGGTCTCCGCGTCGAGCTTGGCGCCCTTCGCGCGGAGCTCCTTGACGGTCGCCTCCATCTGCGCCATCTGGAGCTCGACCTGCTTTTGCTGCATCGCCTGCGCCTGCGCGGCCTGCGCCTGCTGCTCGGGGGACTGCTGGTTGTCCGGGCCGGGCTGGCCGGTGACGGCGCGCACGCGCTCGAGCAGCGCTTCCTTGTTCGGCACGTCGGCGAACTCGAGCACCAGGTCCAGGCACGCGACCACGACTTGCGGTGCGGTCTGCGCCAGGTTGCCCAGGAGCTCCATCATCGACTCGAACGCGGCGTGCGCCAGGGTCTGACGCCACTGCTGCTCGCCCACCACGAACTGCGCCGAGCGCGCGGTGATGTCGTTCAGGATGGTGCCGTCGGGCATCGGCTTGTTGATCTCGACGATCTGGCTCTGCCGGCGCTCGCCGGACAGCGAGATGACGCGCGGCTCGGTGATGTACTGCTCCGAGAGCGACAGCACGATCTCGCCCTCCAGCTGGCGCGCGAGCAGCAGGTTGTCGAACAGTTCGGTCGACAGGATCGAGCCCTGGTCTTGCTGCAGGCCGATCGCCTTGCCGGAGGTTGCGTTGGTGTCGCGGCCCTTGTTGGCCTCGGTGACGGCCGAACCCTCGCGGATGGCGAGGCGCAGCTGCTCGGCCATCATCAGCTGGCCGCGCGAGCGGTCGATGCCGCGCTCGGTCTTGAAGCGGCCGCCGGCGAGTGCGCCGTGGCCCAGGATGACGAGGCCGTTGGGGTCCTGCACCTCGGTGTGCACCTGCTCGGGCGTCATCGACTTGGAGAACGCGGTCTCCTCGGCCAGGGTCAGGTTGACCGACGCCTCGTGCAGCGCCTTGGACATGGCGCCGTTCAGCGCGTCCTGCTTGTCCAGCAGCGGGCGGATGGGCGAGTAGGGCAGGCCGGTGCGCTTGTTGCGGTAGGCCCAGACCGGAACGAACGGGAACCGGCCGTGCTTGTACGGGCTCCACGACTCGAGCAGCGTGTCGTACTCGGTCATGATCGAGCAGCGCATGCTCATCTGCGCGCGGTCGTAGACCGAGGGCGCGTCGGGGCGCGGCTGGCCGCCGTTGGGCTCCACGCTCCAGCACTCGACCAGCAGCACGCGCTCGCGCGGGTTGAACAGGTCCGTCGGGACGGCGTAGTCGTCCTCGTCGTCATTGGCCGAGCCGGACAGCAGCCCCAGGTCGAGCAGGTTGCCGGTGCCGCCCAGCCAGGAGCCGAAGGAGCGCAGGCCGTCGCCGGACTGGCGCACCTTGGCCAGCTGTTCTTCCTTGCCGGGGAAGTAGGCCTGCGCGATGTCGTAGTCGACCGCCCGGATGCGGAAGATGTAGCGGCCGTCGGCCACGTCCAGGCGCTGGCTGCCGATGGAGTCGTGCAGCATGTCGCGCCACGGCGAGCAGGCGATGTAGATGGGCACGTCGGACTGGTCGCCGCGCACGCCGGTCTCGATCCAGCCCAGGCCGGATTTCATGGCGTCGTCGAACGCCTGCGAGCGCTCGAAGCCCGCGCGGTTGATGTCGGTGAGCCACTTCAGCAGCTTCGTCTTGTTCTCGGCGTCGGCGGTGCTCTCGCGGTCCATCGCCTCGCGCGGCATGACGTGGAAGTCGATGCGCTGGCGGCGCTCGGTGCCCACCAGCCAGTCGATGGAGGGCTTGATCTCGTTGTGGACCACGACCACCTGACCGCGCTCCTCGATCTCGGCGCGCACGGCCGAGTCGATCTGCTCGCTGTCGTAGTAGCGCTCGCACTTCGCGCGCATGGCGCGGTTGGCGGCCTGTCGGTGGGCCTCTGCGACGAACCAGCTGAATCGCTGCTCGTGACGCTGCTTCGCGTCGATCTTCTCGGTACGTTTTGCCATGGCGGTCTCAGATGACGGACTCGCGCATGACGCGGCCGGAATGCTTGTCCTTGTGGGTGATCTCGAACATCGGCTGGTGCGCCAGCGCTTCGCGGGCGCGCTTGGGCGCAACGGGCTGGTGGATGAGGTCCGGGATGCACTCCAGGATCACATCCATCAGCGCGTGCGCCTCGACCATCAGCTGCGCGCGGCCGAGCACCGGCAGCGCCGCCCACACCTCGTTCCAGCCGTATTGCGTGGGCTTCATGTGCTCGTTGCAGTACAGGTGGATCTGGCGGCGCGCGATCACGTAGACGCCGGCATCGAAGCCGCCGCGCGCATTCCAGATGCACATGCAGGCGTCGATCTCGCGGCCGTTCGGGCCGAACCACTCAAGGCTCACCACGTAGTCCTTGAGGAACCGCTGCTTGTGCACCGCGGCGCCGCCGAAGCGGAAAGTCTCCTGGCCGTCAGGCCCGAGGATGGGGATGTGGTCCATGGGCTATCTCCTGGCGGTGACGGGACGCCGGTCGCGGTTGATGAGTGAGGAAACGGCGTCCTGGCTCAGGGCGCCGCTGTGCATGAGGTCGCCGGCCATGGCGATGTAGCGGAAGTTGTCCGCGCCGTGGCTGAACTTGTCGTGGTCCGGCGCGCCGGGTTCCTGGGTGCGCTTGTTGATCGAGCGCTTGTAGCGACGCAGGCACTCCAGCAGCACGCCGACACCGCGGCCTGGGTCGTCCGGGTTGATCGGCTGGCGGTTGAACACCGTGCGCGGAAAGGCGAGCCGCGCGGCCTTGATGCCCTCCTCGATGTCCAGGCGCTCGAGCACGATCGGGTTGCAGCCGAGCTCGATGGCATGCTCCTCGGTGGACTTGCCGGTGAGGTAGTTGCCCGAGGCCGCGTCGTGCGGCAGGAAGTCGTAGCCGCGGCGCCAGTCGCGCGCGATGGTCTGGATCTTGTCGACGTACCAGTCCAGGCGCTGGCCGCTTTCCTGCAGGTAGTCGAGCACGCGGAACTCCATCGGGCTGCGCTGCACGAAGGAGATGGCCATCTTGTCGTTCCACCCCAGGTCCCACACGGTGTGCACCGGCAGCATCGGGTCGTAGCGGATCGGCATGACCCGGCCCTGCTCGTAGACCTGCTCGATCTCGAGCTCGTAGATGGCGCCCTCGGCCACGCGGCGGGGCTTGCCTTCCCACTTGTTGTCGTAGTCGCGCTTGGGCAGCCGGATCTGGTCGGAGACACGCTCCTTCTCCAGCACGGCCGGGAACCACGGGTTGTCGCGCCAGTTGATCTCGATGCGCAGCACGTCGGGGCTGGCGTACTCGCAGTAGCGCACCCAGGTCTCGTCGGTGTCGAGCGCCGGGTTCAGCGTGATCCAGATTTCGGAATTGGCGCGCCGAATCGTCGGGGTCAGCTTCTCCCACGACTCTTTCGTGATCGAGTGGCCTTCCTCGACCCAGCAGATGTCGACGCCCTCGAATGACTTGATCGAATCGGCGGTTTCGGCCGACAGGCCCTTGAACAGGAACAGCGTGCCGTTGCGCCCGCGGATCTCGTCGTTGAGCACGTCGTAGTGGCCCGTGAGGCCCAGGCCCGGCTCGCTCGGCTCGTTCGGGCTGCGCTGGATCTGGTCCTTGAGCAGCTGGTGCACCGACTGCTTGATCGAGTCCTGCACCTCACGCGCACAGAGCACGCGCACCGGGCGCATGGTGCCGATGAGCAGCAGCGCGCGCGCCACGCCCCACGACTTCGCCCCGCCCCGGCCCCCGTAGAGAACCTTGACGCGCCACTTCCCGAAGGTGAACAGCGGCGCCAGCTTCTCGGGAAAGCCGTGATTCGACACGGCCTGCGAGACCGCGCGAATGTGGGAGGGCGGGTTGCGGCTCACTGCTTTCGCGGCAGGTTGTGATGGATGCCGGCGGCGTCCAGCTGCGCGGCAATGTCCTCGCGCGACAGGTCGACCCGCTGCTGGTGCGGGCCGTGCGTGGGCTTCGGGTCCACCACGTGCGTGACGAACACGATCGCGGTCACGACCATGCCCCAGCAGGCGTTGGCGATGGCCATGGGGATGACGAAGGGGTTCACTCCGCCGACCCCTGGTGCTGCACCTCGGGCCCGGCGGCCAGCCGCACCACGTAGGTCCGCTCGAGGTAGCCCGCGCGCACGCCATCGCTCACCCGCGACTGCACCGTGCGCTCGTCCACGCCGAACTTGACCGCCATGTCGGCGTAGGTCAGTTCCTCGTCGGGGTTGTTCTGGTAGAACGCCACGATCCTGCCCAGCAGGCTGTTGCGCTGCGGGCCGCGCGGGCCCTGTCGGTTGTTCAGGGTCGCGGCCATCACTTCTCCACGGGCAGCTGCTCGCCCATCAGGTACTCGTACAGGTGGCCCATGCCCTGGCGGCGCAGGCCGGAAACCAGCGCGCGGAAGCGCAGCGCGTCGTAGCGCACGTCATCGCCGCCCGGCTCGGCAGGCTTCGCCTCGGCCATCAGCAGCGCGTGGGCGTTGCGCATGGCGCCGATCGGGCCCAGGTCCCACTTCTGCACCTTGGCCTCGGCGTCCGGCTTGTCGTAGTGCAGGGCGCCGTGGTCGACGAAGGTGAACGTGCGCACGCCGGTGCCCCGGTACGCGATGTGGTGCTCCAGCGCGCGCAGCACGACGGCGCGCGGGATCAACACGGGCTGGCCGTCGCTCATCGGTCCTCCGGGGCGTCGAAGTGGGACAGCACGAACTCGGCGAGCGAGAAGGCGTTCTCGTACTTGCCCAGCGTCTGGAACACCAGCGGCTCGCCGTTGTAGTTCGGCGCCTCGACGATGAAGCCGTTGCCCACCGCCTGGATGCGCAGCACGGCGTTGCGTGGGAGTAGAGGGTCTCGCGCCGGCACCTTGCACTGGCACGGACTGCGATCGCAGGCGCCGCAGCGCTTCACGTCGTCCGCGCGCTGCTTGTCCCACTCGTTGCGGCAGTTGTCAGGTCCGGCGCAGCGGCTGGCCTTGCAGTCGGCGCAGCGCTTCTCGTCGGCAGGCGCCGGCCCGGTGTCGTACTGCGTCGCAGAGGCCCACCGGCAGGCCTCGGCCGGCGCGCAGCCGCACGGCAGGCTGTTGACCGGGCAGGTGCGCATCAGGGTCTGGAAGGTGCTCACCATCAGTCCCCCCACACGATCTGCGGCAGCGGGGACAGCTGGGGGACAGTCGGCGCCTCGGCCGCGATCTCCTTCGCCTGCCGCACCATGAACTTCACCAGCCGGTTGCCGTCGTGCTCGGCGTACACCGGCCGGCGGTCCTGGTGGCACACCGTCAGGCCCATGCTGAACAGCAGGTTCCAGGGGATGTCCATGCCCACGCCACGTGCCAGCGACGCGGCCTGCATGACCAGTTCGGCCTCGGTGCGCGGCGCAGGCTCGCCGGGGACCGTGCCGGCCTGCATCGGGGCGCGAGCGGCGAGGGCTTCCCACTCGGCGAGCAGGCGGGTGCGGCACTCGGCGTCGGACTCGACGCGGTGGGCGGTCACGCGCTGCTCGGGGACGATGTGCTTGGCCGCCTCGATGGCCTTCGCCTGCCAGTCAGACTGCCACACGCCGGCTGCCGGCATGCTGCCGTCGAAGATGCCGGGCTGGAAGTCGCGCAGCGGCTCGAACCGTCCCCCGTGTCCCCTGTCCCCCTCTGGCGTGGCGACCTGGGGGAAGTGGGCCGGCACCAGCCGCTCACCGGGCTCGCCCAGGCCGGTGTTCATGCGCGTCCCGGACGCCATGTTCAGGCGGCCCCACTTGGCCGGCTCCATGCCGTAGGGCACCACGCGCTGGATGTCGTCGTCGATGGTGGCGTCGGGCGCCCGCAGGCTCGCCGCGTCGGGCACCTCGGGGGCGAACGGGTCGGAGAAGGCGCTGTGCTCGGTGTCGGTCAGGTCGGCGGCGGCTTGCCGGATGCGCTCGTCGGCCACGGCGTTGCGCTCGGCCAGGGCACGGCGTCCGGCAGCGGCGATGCGGCTCTCGCGGGCGATGCGTGCGGCGTCGGGGTCGGCAGGCGTGCGCGCGTACGGCGGTGGCCACTGCGGATCGGCCGGGACAGCAGGCGATGCGTTCGTCACCGGGCCGGTCCAGATGGTCCCAGGCTCGGGCGGCTCGGCCGGCGCCTCGTGCTTGCGGCAGAGGGCGGCGACCATGCGCGAGAGCAGCGGCGCGACGGACTTGCCCAGCGGGCGGGTCGACTGGCCCAGGTGCGCGGGCTGCGGCGGAAGGCGATAGAACGGCGGTGGCATGGTCTCGTCACTCCTGCGCGAGGTGGGGGAAGTCGTAGTAGTCGGTAGCGCTGACCGTGACGCCCTCGGGCGGGTTGGCGCGTAGGGCTTCGGCGTCGAAGGGGATGCGGGCCGGGCCGCAGAGCAGCACCGTCACGCGCTCGCCGGGTCGCAGCAGCACCGTGGCGCTGCGGGCGAGGAAGGGGGTTGGCTGGCGGCGTACCTTCACAGCAGCCGCTCCGGAACGCCGAGGCTGGCGAGGTAGGCGTTGGCCTGGGCGATCTCCTCGGCCGTGGGCTTTCGCACCGTGGCCAGGGCAGCCTGGGAGCGGCGCAGGCCGACCGCGGTGCGGCCGTCGAGCCCGCCGTAGCTGTGCGGCTGCAGGCGCTGGCGGGCCGGATGCGCAGCGCTCACCTGACCGGACCGGGCATGCAGCCTGGCGCCGGGCAGGGAGGCGAGGAGGGCGGCGCGCTCGACCTTGGCGAGGTCTGCCAGCACGATGCGCTGCTTGGCCTTGAGCCAGCGCAGGCTCGCCTGGGCCGCCTGGAGCGGGGTAGGGCACTTGCTCACGCCGCCTCCCGGCTCAGGGCTTGGCCGACCGCCTCGCGGCAGTCCGGGCACCACGCGAGCAGCAGGATGCGGCGCTTGCCCTTGTCGGGCGCTGCGGTGCGGATGGTCTCCACCTGGGTCGCGCAGGCCGGGCAGGCGTGGGTGAAGCGCTGGGCCGTGCTGTCGAAGCCGACCGGGCCGACGAACCAGAAGCCGCTCACGCTTGCCCCCGCAGGGCGACGGACTGCGCGCAGCCAAGCCACGGGCCGCGACCGACGCACGAGCCGGCCGGCAACTCGTCCGGGGCGTCGAGGCTGTAGTCGTCCGCGTCCCACCAGTGCCAGTAGGTGCGCTCGTCGCCGATGCCGCCCGTGCGCTTGGCGCGCCGCCAGTGCTCTTGCATCAACTGGTAGGCCGGGCCCTCCTGGCGAACCGGCGGCGCCAGATCAACGTGGGGCCGGGTCACGACTGGTCCTCCAGCCGCTCGGCGCGAACCTCCTCGACCAGCTGCACCGCCTTCTGGGCCGACACGAACGTCACCGTGTGGCTCGTCTGGATCGCAGGCGCGTCAGGATCGCCACCGACCGCCACCTTCTCTCCGTAGACGCGCGGCTTCATCTTCGCGGCGACCCACTTGCGCGCGTCCACGCGAAGCCGGTTGCGCTGAACCGCCGTCGCGTCGAACGTGACATCAGCAACTTCGCCCGTCTCGTTGTCGATGGCGCGGACGAATCGGTCCTCCTCGCTGATCGCCACGATCTCGTCGGCGAGCGCGTCAGCACGATCCTCGCGTGCGCGTGCGTAGTTCACCGCTCGCTCGGGCGCCCGCTCGTCATAAATCCATCTGCTGACGCTGCTGTAGCTGAACCCGTTGGTCTTGCAGAAGGCGAGGAGGCTTGATCCTTCGGCGATCTGGTCGCAGAGCGCCTCGGAGGCTTCGTCCTCGCTCGCGTGCGTTGCGACCCAGGCGGCGAAGCGAGCGCGAGGGGTGGGGAGCGTGCTGGGCTGGGAGTGAAAGGCGGCAGCGGCTGCCGGGTTTCGGGGGGCGAGTGCTTGAGCCTGGGCGGTCTCTCTCCCTTGGGAGTTCGGGGCCCCCTTCGGGGTGGCCGGGGAAGAAGCCTTCGCGCCTGCGGATGCGGCAGCGCCGCGTGACCCCTTGATGGGCGACGCGGCGCGCGGGTCCTTCGCTGTGGGCTTGCTGCTGCTGCGGGCCTGCTTGGCTGCCTTCGGGTCCTTGGTGCGAGCGGTTGGCGAGCCCTCGGAGGGGCTGTGTGCGTCGCTCGACGCGGGGACCTTGGGGACGCTGCTCCTGCGCGCCTGCTGCATGCTCGTTCGCCTGTGTGCGTGGGACAGCGCGAACTGTCAGAGAGGATTTCCCGAAGTCAACCCGGATGCGTGGCGAGGACCCTGCGCCGTGACGAATGGCACAGGGTGGAGGGTTGAGGGTGGAGGGTTGAGGGGAGTGTTGTACGCACGCATCGCGTGTCCCCTATTTGAGGGGGTGAGAGCACACGCATTGCGTGTTTCTCGACTACACTACAGGTGTGGTGCGGCGGGGCAGAAGGGAAGGCCCCGGTAGATCAACCCCCGAAGGAGAGAGCGATGACGGAGCGAGTGAAGCTGGTTGCGGTGGACGGATACCTGATGGCGGGCGATGCCATCCTGCTGCGCGTCTACGACGCGGGCGATTGCGACTCCTGCCCCTGGCCCATGGTGAGCGACTACAGCACCGAGGCGCAGCTGCGCGAGCGGCTGGCGATTGCCCTGTACGACGCGCGCGAGATGGGCGACATCCCGAGCGATGCGCACATCGTGCTGCTGCCGAACGACGAGCCCTTCCACTTCGACGAGGAACTGATCGAGGCCGAGGCTGGCCCGGACGAGGTTGACTTCGACGAGAGCCACGAAGCCCCCAACGAGGACCGCGACTACGGCGTTCGCGCCAACGAAACGGACGAGTTCTACGCGCGCAACGATGCGGGCGAGTACATCAACCGCATGTGAGAGGAGCACCGACCATGCGCAACTACCACTTTGTGATCGTCGAGCCGGGTGAGATCACCCAGTCCCTGACGGTGCAGGCCCTCAACTACGACCACGCGGCCCGCCTGATGAAGGAACGCTTCCCGCGCGCCCGCATCCTGGCTTTCGATTGCTCCTACTGACCCCAGGCCGCAAGCCCCGCGCGCGAGGCTTGCACCTGTGTTCAGCCCCCAAGGAGAGCCCCGCATGTCGTCCTTCTCGAACCTGACCCGCTTCGCGCAAGTGCGCTACGGCTACACCGAGTGCGACACCTACCGCGACGCGCTCGGCGGCGCCGAGCCCCTGCGCTGCTTCGTGACCGATGGCCCGCTCGACGCGCCCGCCTGGATGCCGGCCGGCTCGACCGAGGCCCCCTCGAAGCTGCCGGGCGACAAGCCCCGCGCCTCCATCGCCAACCGCCCCGGCAACTACTGAGAACAGCCATGACCAACCGCTACACCGTTGACACCGACCTGCGCGACGCCATGAAGGCCCAAGGATTCACCTGCTGCGTGCTCGATCACAACACGAGCCGCATGGGCGTCACGACCGCAGCCGCCTACTGCTTCTACGTCGAGGACGCCGAGCGCATCGCCGCAGCGCTCAACGAGCAGGATGCGATGCGCCGCAAGCTGCTCGCCCTGCAGGAGGCGGCGCGCAAGCGCGTCGTGCCCTGGCCCTTCCCCACGCGCGCGGAGATCAAGCGCTCTCTCGCCTGACGCCACCGTTCAGGCCCGCCCATGGGGCCTGACCAGTGCTGTCGCACCAACGGCGCCTCTGCGTACCAGGGGCAGGAGAGAGAACCATGGGTTGGACATTCAGCGAGGACTTCACGCCCGCCAGCATCGTGCGTGAACTGGAAACCGTGATCGCGGGCGCGACCGTGCTCGGCAGCGCGACCACCAAGCCGCGCCCCGCCGAGCGCATCCACTGGCAGGCGATCCGCGCGCCGCAGGGCAACGTGGTCATCTGCTGCGCGCTCATCCGCCAGGAGGACGGGGAGTGGGGCTACAAGCTGATGGACGAGAGCATGGGGCCGAACTACTACGACTGCCCCATGCAGCTGCTCAACATGGCCACCGAGCCCACGCCGGGCACCTACGCCGCCGAATGGCGCGCCAAGGTCCGCGCGCATCACGCTGCCCACTGAACCACCAGGAGAACAACATGCTCAAGACCTTCACAGTGCTCGTCACCATCGAGGATCACTACACCGTCGCGCGCCTGGAGGACTTGATCCTGCGCGACAAGCAGGCGGTGCGCGTCGATGCGTTCGAGGGCGATCACGCCAGCAACATCGACATGGATGAGACCCGCGGGAACGTGCTCACCATCGCCAGCAAGGGTCACGAAGCCCTGCGCCACCCGCCCAAGCCGCTCACCTGGGCCGACCTGACGGACGTCCAACGGCACCTCACCCTGCGCACCGCGCGCGAGTACGGCGGGGGCTTCATGGCCTCGCTTGCGGACACCTTTTGCATGGCGGACGGCGGCAACAAGGCCAAGTTGGGCGAAGCCTTCGGCGCCACGCTGGTCGAGCACTACGGGCCGGGCACCGCGGCCTACGCTTCCATGAACCACTGAACCCCAGGAGACCAAGATGCCCAAGACCTACGCATTCACCGTCACGCTGCAGGAGGCGCAGCCCTCCACCTTCGGGGATGGTGGCGTGTCCATCGTGTTTGGTGGCTACAGCAGCACCTACGCCAAAGAGACCAAGGAGTGCACCCTTGCCGAGGCGCTGGAGTTTCGCAAGCAAGTGAGCGCGAAGGAACCGCGCCTGCACGTCGCATTCCTCGGCATGACGAACCGCCGCGACCGCAAGCCCCCAGGCTTCGACAAGGCGACCCACGACTACATCGTAGGAGGGCGAGTCACCGAAGCCGCCACCGCCTGACGCCACCGCTCAGACCCTCGCGGGGGTCTGACCAGTGCTGTCGCACGCACCGCGCCTCGGGTCATAGGGGCACTGGAGAGAAAGATGAACCTGT